GCACCGTGCACAAGTAACTTATACAGTTAAAGTGCAAACGTCTTTTTTATAAAGTGCCTGCGCACTGTTATAAAGTGCAAAATTATTTACAGCTAACTAGATACAACTAATTTATTGATACGCACAGCAAGCTGTGTATAAATGAAATCCGCTTCGACGAGCTAACGCCCGTGGCGGTATAATTAGATGATGTAGCCCATCTAGCAACAAAAAGACGTTGCTGGGGCTCCCCTGCCCCGTTCTTAGCCTTCGTGGATCACTTATCCTTTGTGTGGCCTTAGCCCTAGTGCATTTTTTGGTTTATCAAGGGGGCAATTGCAATCCGCATTCCAAGCTTGCGCTGTTTTGCCCGTTCACATTGAGAACAATTAACTGCATCGCACAGGGTTGCGGGCGCTGCCCTTTCATGGCCTGCGGCCATTGAGTGCCCGTCGATACAGCGGGGGTCTATGTAAGTGTTTGCATGTATTCCTGCCGTGTCACTTCATCGTGTAAGGGCTGGTGTTTTTGTAACCGTTCTTTTAAAGTAAGTTGCAACAAAAATTATCAGTAAAGCGATAAGGACTATCAGCCATGGTAACAAAAGCCTATGACCTGGGGCGGCGCGCCCGCGCGTATTCTGACAACCCCTACGAAATAGATTCAGCCGAGTACAACGACTTTGAGCGGGGCCACACCCAAAAAATCCGCGCAGGGGGTACAACGGGTAGTAATGCCTACGCCCATTTTGGTAGTCAGTTCGACAGCGCCGTAGAATGGTCAGACTTAAAACGCAGTCGGCCCGTTAAAGACAAGCCTGCGGTTAAAGTAAACAGTTACGCGCAAGCAAAAAAGAAATAAAGTGCCAGATCTTAACTCATTTTTCTTTGCAAGCTTGAATTGTTTCGAAACAAGCGCACAGAAGAGATCACAACGCCTTCTAGCTGAAAGTTATCGCATTCGCCAATGCTTACCGGGGCGTAAATCGAAGAGGCTGATCTCAAAACCCGATGCTGAATATCTAGCAGTTTACACACAAATTCATTGTTGTAATTGGCAACGATCACATCATTTTGTTGTGGCATTACCGCTCTATCAACCACCAGTACATCGCCATCAAAAATGCCAACGCCTTGCATCGAATCACCAGCGGCCAGACCAACAAACGTGGCGCTTGGGTGTTTAATTAACAACTGATCTAGTGTTAGCTTAAGCTCTTTGTATTCAGAAGCCGGAGACTCAAAACCAGTAATACCGGCTTGCGCCTTAATAGGAATAACTTTCATAAAATCGAACCCAAAAAACTGTTCATATATACAGTATAAATGAGTTGTAAGTGCTTTGCTATTGTGGGTTTGTCACTCGTGTCTTTTCAATATGGCCCATTTTTAAAGGGCTGGCGCGAAATTTTAAAAAAAAGTTAAAAAAGATTAATAAATAACTTGCTTTTGTTCGCGATTGCGAACATAATTTAACTCGAAGCTTACGCAATAGTGCGAAGCAACTCTAAAGAGAGATTCAAAATGACTACATCTAATGCATTTGAACAAGCTAAAAAGTTCTACACAGACAATAAAGAAGTGCTCTTAAACGTGATGCTTGAAGAGTTCACCGGCTCTATTGACTTCCAAGAAGAATACAATCAAGTAGCTGTATGGTTTGATGGCTTCGTTATTTGCTTTCAAGATAGCGATATGAACGGAGACGGAAAAGGTAAGGCGCACTGGGATAATGAAGGTGCAAATTCTGGGCTTGATGATTTGCTCGATATTTTAAAGCTGGATGAGAGATTTTCTCTGCTAGTTGCTAGCGATGAGTATTGGGAAAATGAGTATTTGAGAACTCTAATTAATGATTTCTGTTCTAAATACGCAGAAATAAACGATATAGAGTCAATGTTTTCAAACGAAGAGTAATTATATTTTAGCGGCTAAGGCCGCTTTTATATGGAGTTTTTATGAGTTGGTCAAAACTAAACAACTTTGAATTGCAGGCGTTGCGTAAATTACTGTGTCTTGATGTAAGCGAAGCGGCTGAGTTCGTTGGTAAAGTAGCTAATAGAACGTGGCAGTACTGGGAATCTGGCCGCAGCCAAGTGCCAGTAGATATTGATTCTACGATGTATGGTTTACTGTCACAAAGAAACCAAGTGATCACTGAAATATTGTTAGAAACGCATGAGAAAGGCTGCGTGGGAGTTTTAAAGTGGTATCACACATTTGATGCTTTTGCTGTTGATTACCCGCATTGCACAAAGCTTATGTGGCGCTTACACCAGAGCGTGTTGGCGCATTTCTTTGCTGAGGGTGGCGAAGTTGGCTTAGAAGCTGATATACCGGTCAATAAAGAGTCATATATTTATAAATGGTTCAATGGCTTAACAGAGCAGCAAATTGAAGATGCCAAGGACGAAGAAATATTTAGAAAAAAAGGGATTATTGATTAAGTTATGGCAGGAATTGAAAGCGACTACTCGGGCTGTCGCTTTCACGTGCTTACTGTTCTTCACTTAGTTGGTACAGTAAAACGCGGTCGTAATAACGAAATAAGTTGCATTAATAGCGCCTTTTTTATGGGCTGAGTTATTATTGCTCGTCATTGATACCTAGAAATTCACCCAGCGTCATGTCTCGCAATTCTGGGTATTTCTCAACAAACAACCCTAAAAAATCAAGCCCCGGATTGCCTCGCCCTACCCTTATTCTGTTTGTAAACGCGTTCAGTTCGCTTTGACTCGTAGGCTCTCGGTCATAGAGCTGTTTGAACAAGTCTCGATTGCTGCCTTGCCCTTTTAAGCTGATTAATATTTTCAAGCCCGCTTCAATGTGCTGCCTGTTTATTTCTGTCTTTGCCATTTTATGCATTCTTTTTTGTCTTTGGCTGGATGATAAGCGCCTAAAGCAATTAAGTCAAAAAAGATTTAAATTAATTCAAAAAAGACTTTACATTAAGTCAAAAATGATTACCATTAAGCTTAGTTAAGTCAAAAATGAATTAATAAGGATGTACAAATGGCCGTTCGCTCTACAGTTTCAGCAGACATTTCTAAACACATAATTTGGATCAATTCGACTGATTTTAAATCGACAATCAGGGTCGTAAAAATCCACCGCATATTAATGAGAGATTGGGGTTATGAAGACGGGTTTATGATTGAAGAGCACAGTAGGGGTCAGGGTATCTGCCTGACGGTTACTGACTTTAATACCATTAAAGAAATGCGTGAGCATTACGCATACGCCAAGGAAGATGAAAAAACAGAACCAACGACGCCAGAGGATATAGCCAAAGCTAGAGAGTATTACAGCCTTTACTTTGATGATTTGGACGAAGTGGCTTAGCCACTTCATTTTTAACTCGGTTAAAATTTATTTTGGGTGTCAATATGTGGAAAATTAAAGCAAACGGTCATAATCATATATGTGCAGATGCGTTGGTGGCTAAGCTCAATGATGTTGCGGTGTCTAATGATGAAAAGGCGCAGGCATTCAGTGAGCTTAGCTTAAAGCAAGTGGTACTTGAAGCGGCTAATGGCTTTGATATGCGTAGTCATGTGCGGGCAATATCAGAGCAAGCTATCGGCAGGATGCAAGCGCTGTTGTTAAAGGGCCACCCGCTTTTGGTGTCGATCTCTTGGGGTAAAGATTCAACGGTCTGTTTGGTGTTGCTGCTTGAAGCAATGAGGCGCATACAAGACGCGGGTATGACGTTACCTAAATGTTATGCAATAAATTCTAACACCGAGTTAGAAAACCCAGCGCTAGAAGACTATTTCGAGTGGATGCAAAATAACTTAACTGTTTTTGCGTCTAGTAATAATTTACCGCTTGAGTTTTTGCAAGCGACCCCGCCGATCACCTCAAGCTTTTTTTATACTACCATCGGGCGCGGAAAACTGCCGCGCTATCCAGGTATGAAGCGTGATTGTAGTGTTGACTGGAAAATAAACCCGATCATCAAAGTTAAGAAGTCTTTGCCTGTCACCGACATGACTAAAATATCGGTGGTTGGTACGCGTATCAATGAATCAGAGGAGCGTAAAAAGCGCATGTCTGAACGCGGTGATAACGCCATTGATATTTTAACGAATGATGATGGCGATGAATATATCACTCCAATTGCTGATTGGGAGTTAGAGGACGTGTGGGGGTTGCTGGCTTACTGTGACCAACGAACTGAGCGCACGCTATACCGCACATTTGTAAATAACTTTGATGAATGTATCGAGATTTACAAAGATGCAAACGCGGGCGAGTGTGTGGCTGCGCTGGGTGACAAAGATTTAAATGGCGCAGCGTGTGGCGCGCGGTTTGGTTGTTGGAATTGCGTTGCATCAGGTGAACAGGATAAATCAATGCAATCTATGATTGCCAGTAATCCAGATAAATATGGTCATCTTGCGCCTGTTGCTAAGCTGCGCGATTGGATTTATTCACTTAGATTTGATTTAAAGCGACGTACATGGCTCGGCCGTAGCTATGACAAAGAAACCAAGTACATTGTATTGCACCCTGATTATTTGGATTTTTACACCCGCCGTGACTTATTGCGTTATATGTTGACCATTCAAGCCGAGGAAAACGAATGGGCCAATGAGCATAATGAAGAAATTGTGCGGTTTAACCTATTCAAGTTCAAACACATTATTGCCATTGATTTTATGTGGTCAATGTACTGCGATGCCCCGCACGCTTTTAGCGCTTTGCATGAGTATTATCAAATTATGTATTTAGGCAGGCGCTACCCTTTGCCAGAAGTTATTTATCAGCCAGCAAAAACGAGCGTGCCACCAAAGCGCTGGTTTAAGTTACCAGAGGGGTCGGTCGTGCCTTGGACTGGTATTGCTGGTCTAAATGACCCCTACGAGATACACATTGGCAAAAAAATACGCGGTAACGCCGAGCCTACTTACATCAAAGATCGTACCACAGGAGAGCAAAAGGAAATCATTCCGTTTGATGTAGCACCTGCAATGGAGGTCGATATTATCGAGGCTTGCACAATGATAAGTCGTTATTGTGAAACTAAAATGGCGATTGAAACCACGGGGAGCACGGCAATTGAAGGCGCAATGTATTATCTTAATATGGGTATTATCAAGCTGGGTCGAGCGCAAGCCTCGGGTTTAGATGAAATGCTACAGAAAGCACAGTTTTGGAGTCAATTAAGAGATAAGTTAAATTTACTGAATGTAGAAAAGTACGCGCTAGATAACAGTATCAGCGACGAAGAACACACCGCCTTAAAACAGCATAGCCGCAATGTCATTCCGATTAAAATGGTTGAGGAATTAGTCGACTCTAAAATCAAACCAGTCGCGGCAGATGTAAGCAAAAGTCACGCTGCTAAAGGTGCATACGTCACGCATAAAATCAGAACAGAAAAAACAGCATTAAAAATCCAAGCCGCGATAGCGCAGATAAAACGAAAAGGCGAACCAATCACGCGCACTGCTGTTGCTCAAATAGTTGGTATATCGAGAGAGCAAATATCAAGACGATATAATCACTGCTTTTAATCTTTAGCGGGCGCAAATGCACCCAAGCAAGTTAAGTCAAAAAAGATTTTATATTAATTCAAAAAAGACTTTTAATTAAGTCTTAAATGAATTAACATCACCCTAAGATAAGTCGAAAATGACTTGCCACATGCTTTTTGCTTAGGATAAAAAAATGCTCTTACCAAATGAAATAGTGGTCGATAACTTTGCCGGGGGCGGCGGTGCGTCAACTGGCCTTGAGCTGGGGCTTAATCGTCATGTTGATATTGCGATTAATCATGACCCTGCGGCCATTGATATGCACAAGAAAAACCACCCAGAGACAAAGCACTATTGTGAATCAGTGTGGGACGTTAATCCGGTTGATGTATGTGCGGGTCGTCCTGTTGGTTTGGGGTGGTTTTCACCAGACTGCAAGCATTTCTCTAAAGCTAAAGGCAATCGCCCCGTTGATAAGAATATACGCGGTTTAGCATGGGTTGTGGCACGTTGGGCGGCATTGGTGCCAATGCGTGTGTTTATGCTTGAGAACGTAGAAGAGTTTTTGACGTGGGGGCCCGTGGTGGAGGTTTCACCTGGTAAATTTAAGCCATGCCCCGAGCGAAAAGGTGAAACGTTCGAAGGCTTTAAAAAGGCGCTCTCAACGGGCTTAGAATTAAGCCACCCAGCATGGAAGGAAATTTATCAAAGCTTATTCAGAGCGAATTTTAATTTAAAAGAAAAGCTGACCATTTTTAAACGATTAAAGGCGGGCTTAGGCTATGACTTAGAGCATCGCATTTTGTCTGCCTGTGATTTTGGCGTACCTACAACGCGCAAGCGCTTGTTCATGGTGGGTCGAAATGATGGCAAGCCGGTTGTTTGGCCTTCGCCTACGCACGGCCCAGCGGGCAGTGGTTTAGCATCGTACAAAACCGCCGCTGACATTATTGATTGGTCTATTCCTGTGCGCTCTATCTTTGGTCGCAAACGCCCATTGGCTGACGCCACAATGCGCCGTATTGCTAAGGGGATCGAGAAATTTGTTAATTCAGATAAGGCGTATATTGTGCCGCAAAATAAAGTGGTGCCATTTATCACTGAACACGCCAATGCATCGAGCCAGCGTAATATGGATGCAAACGAGCCTCTGCGTACCATTTGCGCGCAAGTTAAAGGTGGTCACTTTGCACTTGTGACCAGTCACATAGTTAAATTACGTGGTGATAACGTGGGTCATCGCACCGACGAGCCACTGCATACTATTTCAGCCGGTGGTAATCATCTTGGCGAAGTGCAGGCTTTCTTAGTGAAATATTACGGCACAAGTGACGCACAAGCGGCAAATGATCCATTAGGTACTGTTACGACTAAAGATAGATTCGGGCTTGTGACTATCAAGGGCGACAAATATCAAATTGTTGATATCGGCCTCAGAATGCTAGAGCCTCACGAGTTGTTCGCAGCAATGGGGTTTCCTGAGTATTACGAAATCGCCACAGACACGAATGGTAAAAAGAATACTAAAGCTAATCAAGTTTCCCGTTGTGGCAATGCCGTATGCCCGCCATTAGCGCAAGCATTGGTTGTGGCGAATATGGACGAAGACAATCAATTTAACCGCCGCATAGCGGCTTAATTTTAAGTATTGGAATAATTGAGAGGGGTTCATGAAAGCTAGAATTGAAAAAAAGTTATGTAAAAAACTTGTTCAACTCGCACCTAAAATTTTTAACGACGCTTGGATTGATAAAGACGTTTCAGAAAAAGCGATCAGGCAAGGTTCAAGCGTTTCTCATGTTTATTCTGTTGGCGGAGGCATTGACTATTGGGGTGAGGGTGAAGATGAATATACTGCACTTGAGCTTATGAAAATGAATTGGATGTGGTTTGGTGACTTTGACGTGCATGAAGAGGGCCATAAGTTCGAAGGTTATCCCGACACGGGAAATTTTAAACCGACCTCTCGAAACTTATTGAGAATTGCCTCAGCGCATGGCTAAAAAATATATGGGAAATAATCAAAGTCAGCGTTGAAAACTTAGTTGGTACGAATTCATGAGTAAAAAGTTACAAGAACAGCTAGCAGCTCAAGAGGAGCAAATTGCCGCTTTAAAGTATCACAATATTAGTTTAAGGCAGTTACTTGAAGTTGTAATCAATCATTCAGAAGATCCTAGAAATGGGTTATTTGAATGTATTGGGGTGGCAATAAAGCAAGGTGAAAACCTTTGTTCAACAATAATTAAAGTTTAAGGAAAGGTTATGTATGTAGCGATAGGTAGAACAGTAAAATGGCAAGGAACAGTGCACACAACTATCGGTGTGGCTCCTGCTTGTAGGGTTGGTCTGGGTGAGGGTTATGCTTCACTAATTTTGATAGGCGGCACATCAAAATACGTTAATACAAAAGAACTTGAATTAATCTAGTTGGAATAATTATGGATGCACTAACAAAAAAACTTAATGAATTTCACAGTCAAGATGATGGGGCATTGCTCGATCACATAAATCATGATCTGCTTTCTGGTGATTTTGGAATTAGTCGCATACAGAGAGTATTACGAATTGGTTACAACCGCGCTGCGCATTTGGTTGATAGATCAATTGAAAGTGGCACTCTTGTACGTCCTGATGGCTACCCACACATGGTTCGCTTTAATGATGAAATACGCAAGAAAATGGACATTAAAATGTGCGTTGTCGAGTGTTTGGAATGTGAAAAAGAGTTTGAAACCTCGCAGCGAAAACAAGGTGTCGAAACAGTTGCTTGTTCACATTGTAACTATGAACACGATATTGATACCGATGATCATGGTGATGGTCAATTTTGGTATCTTTGCCATAAAAAACAATAGTTTGAATATATATGAAGTGGCCGACAGGAAAATATAACGGGCGAAAAGTATCGGGTTTTAGGGTTTTATTTCGAGTTCGGGTTTTCCGGTGCTTTTGGATTCCTAAATTTGAGTGGAACTTTGGAGAGCCCTATCTTTTCTGGCTGGTTTTCATGATTCATTTTGAAACCGAATATAAATAGTGGAATAAAGGAAACCATAGGAAATTTTTAAAATGCTAAATCCATACGATAAAAGCAGTATTACTTATGTTGTCGATAATAGCGCGGGTAAGCTGCCATTTAACCCCGTTTTAAATGTAGAAGGTAAACAACTAAAATTGTTAGCAGCTAGTGTTCAAAACGAGGTTCTGTATTCTCAACGACTGAGTCAGTTGTTGAAGTGCTTAATCATTGAGTCTGATATTGATGTGACTGTGCTTAACGAAGTTGGATTCTCAAAAACTGACGCTGATAGTTTGGGGCTGAGTATTAACGGCTTAGAAAATATTAATGTGCCGAGCGATTGGCAAAATTACCTTTAGCGAGCACTTTTCATGTTTACCAAATTAAGAAAATACTTTTTTAATATTTGCAGTAAGTGCGAATGCGAAGTTCAACACACTGTTTACGGTGTACGCTATTGCACTAAGCATTTGAACAGTGAATACCAAAGAGTGATGGATATAGAAGCAGAAAAAAGAGGTGTATAAATGAAAAGTTTGCCCATTGATGTTGAATTAGCAAACGCATTTGAATCATTACCAGAGGTGCCGAGCTTGCAAGTATTATCACTTTTAAGAGAGTCGGCTAGTGTAGTACCTGGTGATTTACCCCTTTGGGAAAAAGGCAAAGAGCTACAGCAAAAATATGGCTGTGATGTCGTGCCGCCAACAAGTGAAATTGAAAGTGCGGCGGGGTTGTGGTTTTTTATCCGGCAATCTATTTTAAGCCAAAGAGTAAGGGAGTCATAATTGACCACAATCGCTTATTCAGAAAAACACAACCAGATTGCGTGTGACTCACGAACAACCGAAGGCAATGCTATTTTAAACGAACATGCACAAAAGTGGTTTGTTTTAGCGTGTGGTTCTAAAGTGTTTTGCAGCGGGGCCACGCTTGATATTGAGCAGCTTAAAAAGCGCCTGCAGCACGGAGAGCTGTTTTCAAACATTGGATTGGTAAAGTTTATTCGAGTTGGTTCTAAAGGGGTTTTTTATGGTGAAGCGAATAATGATCATATAAAAGAAGAGCCTTTGAATCATGATCACGCAATCGGTAGCGGTGCCCCTTATGCGCAGGCAGCAATGGAGCGTGGTGATATCGCCCAACAAGCAGTAGAGTGCGCTGCACGACGAGATTCAAAGACAAACAATATAATCCATGTTTTTAATACGTTGCCCAGCGATTGGCCGTACTCTGAATTACACGCCCTTGCTGATCAGTTTGATGAACTCGCAAAACAGGTCAGTGCGTTAGATAAGCGCTTAACTGTCAGCGAGCTTTCATCGCTACAAAGCCGCTTTGCAAATCTAAGTAATACAGTAAAAAATATGCGGGCTATGCTCCACTTTCCAGCTACCAACCAGCTTGCGCGCCTTTCTCTGGGTTATAGTGAGTTAGATGCATTAGAAAGCTATTTCAAAGAGAACGAAGTAAGTTATCGACTCATTAGTAACCCGCCCTCTATCCTAGATAACCTCGACGTACAAATACAATTTCGGTAACTGACGAGGTGTAGTGCAAACGGGAAACCCTTTTTAAGCTTGATGTAGAGCAATAGTTATGGGAATCAGCTTAAGTTCACGGTGGCATTTTGGTCAATTGGGTGTAGTGCAAACGGGAGGCCCTTTTTAAGCTTGATGTAGAGCAATAGTTATGGGAATCAGCTTAAGTTCACGGTGGCATTTTGGTCAATTGGGTGTAGTGCAAACGGGAAAGACCATTTTAAGCTTGCTGTAGAGCAATCGCTATGGGAATCAGCTTAAGTTCACGGTGGCCTTTTGGTCAATTGGGTGTAGTGCAAACGGGAAACCCTTTTTAAACTTTATGTAAAAATCATAGCTATGGGAATCAGCTTAAGTTCACGGTGGCATTTTGGTCAGTTGGGTGTAGTGCAAACGGGATGCCCCTTTTAAACTTTATGTAAAGCAATCGCTATGGGAAACACCTTAAGTTTCATCTACGATTGAAAATACAAACTTTTCAACCTTTGAGCCTTGAAAAGTCGTTGAGCAAGCCACTTTAAGTGGGGTTTCTTTGTTGATCCGATTAATAGCCGGTTCAATAAAGCTGCGCTTCATTTCTGCTGCATTTTCTTTTTGTGAGTCTGGTAATTGGTAGCGTTCAGCAAGCCACTGTGGTGTTACAGTCCAAATGCCGGTATTGCGCCATTGGCACAAGTTTTCGTATAACCTAATCGTTCTGCTATTCTTTATGGTCCCGCATTCGTGCAAATAAAATTTTGTGAATTGTTGTGTCAAACCAACAATGTAAGGCAATAAACGGGGGTTAAAATCAACGCGGTACGACCCTCTCCCTACTCGTGTTGATTGTTCTATTAACCAGGGGCGTACGGTTTCTTCAAACTCGCCTTCCTTGGGGTAAAACTTTACTGTGCTTTTAAGGATTTCTTCTAAACCCTTTTTAACGTCTGTCGAAGCTGTTTGCACACTAACAGAAAATAAATTTTGATAATCTGATACATGCACATCAAATTGACCATTTGAAATGTCTATGTGTTCGTCTGTCACGGTATCTTTTATTTGCGAAAAACACATCCAAAGTACACGTTTAGCTTTTAAAGAGAGGTAATAAGCCGCTTCGCTGATCTCGTTCGATTGAGTAACTAGGTTCTTTTTATTCTTCTTAGCAAGTTTGGTCATGGGCGAACTATGGGAGTATTTAATTATACCCATAATAGCATGACAACCCTGTTAATAAAGCAATTTAACTTAAGCTGATTCCCATAGTAACTTAAGCTGATCCCCATACTTACTTAAGCAAATTCCCATAGGAAGTTAATGTGATCCCCATAGTAACTTAAGGTAATTCCCATGTGCTTGCTCTACAGCCCTTTATATATAAGGCTTTGCGTGAGTCTAAAAAGGTTTAAAAGGTATAAAAGATATAAAAGTTTTAAAAATACTTTGTGGATATGTGGATAAAGCACATACATGATGCGCTTTAGATTGTGTATTAACTAACTTAAACGAAACACAAAATCATTGGCGCTATAGAGCGTGCAACATTAGCAAAAGAGTTAACCAAATTTGCTCGTGAATTGTTAAGCTCAGCTAGAGCTTTCACTTTTTCAACTTCTAGCTCATGTTTATCTACTATCGTCCTGCGCTTTTCCGAGCCTGTGTTATAGTCCATATAGAACTCCTTTTTTCATCGATTGAGGCGTTTTAATTAAAATGGTCAAGGTTGCAGCCTTGGCCATTGTCATTTTGGCGCTTGAGTGAAGCTGGGTAAAACAATTATTCTGTCAATACTAGAATAATTCGTTTTACTTAACTAAAGGTTAGACGTGAACTTCAATATTTACTCAAAAAGTCTGGTCTGCTTTTTACTGTCCACTTAAATCTCGTTACTGCTAACGCCCATTTCAATGATATTAACGTATTTTTTAAAATTCGAACGCTGAGTAAAAAAATTAATTTTTCTGCTCTTTTCTTACCTTGGCCTGTTCAAGTTCACTTTCTATTCATGCTTATCAAGAGCTAGCGGCTAAAGCGGTATAGTTTTTAAAAAATATTTTACTTCTGTGATACTCATGCCCTTTTGATAAATGTCTCTATCTCGGGCTAGACAAATTAACTCGTCGCGTTTGTTTAGCCAGTTGTCGAGCGTTGTAGGCGATACATGAAGCTTGCGCGCTATCTCGCTTTTTGTCACATCTTGAGATAACCAAAATAACACCTGATTTTCGTGCTTATCTAGCTTACTGGTGATGATTGCCCCCTTCGCCCTGCCCGTTGGTAGGCTGGCTCTTTTTCTACGTTCAGCGGCCTCTTTGGCCTTTAAGCTTCGTTGTTTGCTAAAGTCTTGTGCAGCAAAGGCTTTGCCTATGGTCATAAAAAAAGTGGCTAAATCGTTTTTGTGATCGGGGGTAAGAACGTCAGCGTTTAAACAAAAGTGTAATTCAGCGCCGTTATTTATCACCCTTGTGATAATTTCTAGAATGTCACTGACAGAATCACGGCCCAGTCGCTCTATATCATTTACGAGTAACCGATCACCTTTTTTAAGCAGTTCGATGATCTCTATCAGGCCCCTTTGCGCTTTGTTTGTTTTACTGCCGCTCAGTTCGTATTCAAACCATTTACTAATATATAGCCCATGTTCATCGGCATATTTATTAATGCGGTCACGCTGGCCTGTGGAGTCTTGTTTGTTGTGATCACTAATGCGGATATAAGCGTAATTTTTAGCCAAAACTCAACAATCCAGTCTAGAGTTTAAATGATTGGCTAGAGTGTAAAGTTATTAACTTTTTAAGCGTTAATATTTAATGTGCCTAGGGTTTACCCTAAAATGGATTTTTCGGGCAATAAAAAGCCGCTAATCAAAGCGGCTTAAGTATCATAAATTATGGTTTATTTTTGTAATAAGTAACCACTGCGTTTCTGGCTTGTGGCTGGCCGCCTCGATCACCAGTGCCAGCGCCACCACCTACTACTGTTTTAATCACGTCTTTCGATAACACTATCATTTTAAGCCTCGTTTATTTTGAGTTTCTACAACTATTTTGCTTATATATGATTAAAAATCAATGAGAAATCCCAGCTTTTATTCTCTTATTTACAATGCCGTCGATACTCATTGCAGCAAGGCCAAGTATCATCAACCCAGTGGTGCACATTTTTAAATATGGGTATGCATCAAAAACAAATATGTACTTCATTAATGTTGGGTCAGCGGCAATAGGGTATATGCTCATATTGAAGTAATCTAACAATGGCACTAACTCAAGTTTTTCTATAGCTATATTGAAATACTCAGGGTGCCTGATTAAGTGTTCAATCATTAATAAAGCATTAAAGAATATACTAGCAACCAGCGCAATTCTTATCGCATATTCTTGTTTGGTCGCTTCAACATTTTTGAGAACTTTTATGGCAAAAGTATCTTTTTTAGGCCTAAAAATATCAAATGCTCTAAAACAAATGTCTATACGAAAGTACAATAATAAAATTGTCAACGTATCAATTGCGCAATAAGCTGCTTGTCTAATGAGGAGTTCTTCAGGTAAATGAACTCTCACTAGAAACAAATCAATTGCGTTGGCGCAGAGAAAGACAGACGCTATCCAAATCCTATTAGGGTCTTTCATGTTGCAAATAAGCGTAAGGATTAATGCTGTTAAAAAGATAAAACCCATCCATTCGGCGAGTGCATTATCACTAGAAATGGCACTAAAAACATTGAAAATTATATCCATCTATTTGTCCTCATCTTCTGACTTCAAATCCTTGATAAACCGCTCTTTATCACTTGTTGATAATTTATTGAATTGCTTGCGCAAATATACAATAGTTGAACCACTCATAAGAAAAGAGCTACGCTTTTTCTTTACTAACTCTTGCAGCTTTCGCCATTGTGTTACGGTTGGTTCGTTCGTGAGTTCAGGATCTTCCCAGTGCTTTATGGTATTTGGTGATTTCACACCTAGTTTTTTTTGAAGTCCTGTTTTATTTAGCCCTAGCTCAAGCCGCATACTTTTAATTAACGCAGCTGTTTCACGGGTTTCGTCGTCAGGGTATTTACCCACATCTACCTCCCTGCATATATTTTTTGCTAATTTTGGAACAATTATATTTGTAAAATAATTGAAAAAAAACTCCATTCATTAACATATCCGCATTTTTTTGCATCTAAGCCTTGTTATATTCCCTTCACTGTTCAGCAATCAAGAAGTTTGCTGCTATTAATAAAAGGACAAGTTATGTTACCTCTCGCGCTGCTGTTATTGCTAACTTTATGCTTATGCACCTACCACATTATCAATCGTTTCATAGAGCGCCGCTGCTTAAATCGGGCTTTTAAAAAAGCAAAGCGTGAGCTAAACAGCGCATACTCACAAGCCGAAAAAAACAGTGCACAAGCTGAGTGTGAGGTATTACAAGTTTTGTTAACTGCGTGTGACTCAAAAAAATTAGTTAATGAACATAAGGCCAGCTAATGAAAAATTTAACTACACATCAGCTGGCAAAATTAAAGCAAGCACAAGCCGAAGCTCTGGAGTTGTCCGCGTCGTCGGTTGAGTTCGGCGAAAACCACGCGGCTTGTGCTGCACGTCAAATTGCTAAGCTGATCAGTGAGGCGCTTGGCGAAGAAAGTTAAATATCCCTTTCCGTGTTTTCATCGGCTTAGATGCTATCCACTCTATGAGCTCATTAATCGGTGCTGCAGGGGTTTTGTCTAGTGTGTTAGTATGTGTATGTAACATAAGTGTTCCTTAAGGTGTTTATGTTGCATGTGACCGACTAGCTCTGAACCTAGTCGGTCACAGTTTGTTTTAGGTAATACGTACGTATTACCCGCGTATTACATCTGTATTTATATTTTACCCATCATTACTTCACCAATGGCTTTAGATAAGGCTTTGTCACTACTTGTTTCTGCAAGTTTAATGCATGCCCTTATAAGCTTGGTTCTGTCTAAGTTATTAAATTCAGGTTTCCATTTTTCTACCATATTATCGATCTTTTTTATTTCAGAAGGGTAAAGCCTGATAGGTGTTACTTTGGCTCTTTCTGACTCTTTTGCTTTCTCAACAATTGAGTGTTCTTTTGTTGGGTTATTGACTCTATTTCCTAGCCTGCTCATTGTGCTTTACCTGTTATTGCTGGGTGGTTTATTAATTCATTAGCAAGCGCCTTGTAGTTCGCTGCTGCAATCGACCCTTTTGATTTATGCAAAACGCTAACTTTCTCAATTTCCGCATTTGCTACTTGTTGGTCTTTACTTATTTTTGTTTTCAACAGGTATTCGGACACATGCTTCATTTCATTTTCTAAGTGCGCATTTATTATCTTATTACCCTTTCCATACTCATTTCTGAATATGCCCATGGGAGCATTTTCGCCGTCTTTTATTTCTTCAATTAAATCTAGTAAGTCGGCTATGCCATCTGCGGAGTAAGTTGAACCATCAATAGGCACTAAGATAAAGTCGGACACTAGAATTGAATTTATGGTCCCCAGCCCTACATCTGGTGGGCAATCTATTATGACGAAATCAAATGAGTTATCTAATTTTTTAAGGTGTTTGGAGAATATCTTTTCTCTGTGCACAGTTGAGATTTTCTCTTCATATACTTTTTGTAAGGTCGGGTGACTTGAAATTAAGAATAAGTTGTCAACGTTTTTATCCCCCATGATAACGGGTTGTATTAGCGCGTTTATGTTTGCGGTTCTGTCTCTGAGTAACTTTATAATTGTTTCGTCTTGGGTCAATTCGTAAGGCGGTGTTTTCCCTAATGTCTCACTAGAGTTTGCTTGTCTATCAGCATCAATCACAAGGACTTTATTCCCTTTCATTGATAACGCATGGCTTAGGTTTACAGTTGTTGATGTTTTACCACATCCACCCTTTTGATTTACTACTGTTATTATTACAGCCTTACAATCAGTCATTTATATAGCCTTATGTATTACTTTTGTATTACCAAGGTATTACATTTATAGGTGTAATACGAGTGTATTACATTGAACTTTATATGCTGCTTACTTATAAGTCAAGTATTACGTCGGTATTACGCGCGTAATACGTTTTGGTACGCTTTTATGTGGGTTATAGGTGGGGCGTTGAGAGAGTTATATACTGTTTATTTATAGTTAAGGTATTACGTATGTATTACCAGTGTAATACGTTTAAGTGTTCTTTTTTGACTCTGATTTTTGAGGTGATTTTCTGTTTATGTCGTCTTAAGGTATGATTTAGAGCAGGGTTATGAAAGGACTACATATGAGATATTTAGGAGTGTTGGCGCTGTTGCTATGCGCCTCTGCACAAGCTAGCTTGGCAGATAAAATAAATGCATGTGCTACGCATCAAGATAAAACACGGCGCTTGCAGTGCTTTGATCGTATTGCAATCTACGTGATGATTGATAGTGTTACACAAGAAGGTAAAAAATCTGACGCTATGCCTTCACCCAAGCCGCTGGTAAAAGCGGGGTCGTGGCAGCTAAAAGAATCGGTGTCGGTGATGGATGACAGCAAAAGTTTGTTGCTCAGCTTAGAAAGTATGAAATCAGTTAACACCATGTTTGGGCCTGCTAAACCTGTGCTGGGTATTATGTGCCAGGCGCGATCTGGCTTGTCTTTGTATGTGCATTTTGGGGCTTATTTAGGTATTGGTAATATCAATGTGCAAACACGGCTTGATAAGTTGCCTGCGCATGATGATGTTTGGCAAGCTGCAACAAGTGGCCAAGCGGTGTTTGTTGTGCAAAAAGTAGAACAGTTTATTTATAGCTTGGTGCGGCATGGCTCTTTACTTGTTGCAACTAGGGCGGTGGATGGTACAGAGCTTATTGCTGATTTTAATGTTGAGGGCTTGGCGCAGCAGATCAAGCCCTTAGAGGAAATGTGTAGCCGGTGATTAATAATTGTGATTGACGGGGATCATATCTTCTTCTAATACTTCGCCGTTTTGCAGTTCGTTGACTTTATAAAGCCATGCTTCTACAAATTCGAGCGTTTCTTTGTTCGGTCTTAGTCCACCTTTGGGGGCTGCGCACAATTGCGCGCCTTTTTCTGGGTCTCGACTGATAATCGCACCACGGCCGCTTTGGTCCATATAGAGCAAGCTGGTGCTGGTATAAATGGTGCCATCTTCGCGCTGCATTTTTGTTTGTTGCGGCCAGTATATAATGTGGTGTGAGCCGTTGTGATAAAGCCCTGTACCATTTGAAAAAGCCAGGCGCTTCTCTGTTGAGAGTAGCTTGTCTCCAATATCGACAATTTGCGTTTTGTAATGTGTGATTTCTTTTCTGTATTCTGCGGCTTCTTGCGTTTGCTTTTTGTTGCGTAAAGTGAGCTTTTCGTTTTGGTCTTTCAACCGTTTAATTTGCTCTTTTAAGCGCCTTGGGTTTGCCTCGTTGTATTGTTGCTGGGTCGCTTTTAGCTGGTTTTTGGCGTGAGTGAGTTCTCTTTGTAGTGCTGTTATCTGTTTGTTCTTTTTTTCAACTGCGCGATGTGCGTCAGTTAAAACATTTTCAACGTCAGATTCTTGCTTTTTATATTCGGCATTTTCAGTTGTCAGCGCGTCTAGTTCGGCTTGCTGTTCTATAAGCTGTTTGTGTTGCTCATTAGCTTGGTTTTTGTATGCGTTGAGCTGGCTGGTTAGCAGTAAGTTTTGTTGCTCGTTTTCGTCGCTCTCGGCGCTTAATTTGTTGAACCCTAAAATTGCCAATTCAAGCAAAGTATGGGGTGGTTTATTGAGTGCAAAAAGCTGTAATTCGGTCTCTGTCATTTGATTATGCCTGTTGTAATTGTTTGTTTAATGCTGTTTGAAGCGCGGCTTGGCCACGCGCAAAAAGATGGTCTTTGCGTATATGCGTATATTGCGTTGGTTGGCCTAGCATGCTGGGGTTAAATTCTATTAAGCACATGGGCTTATTGAGTTCGTGTTTGCTTTCTTGGCCTGTTTTTGCATCAACGAACTTAATACCGCCGCTGCACCATTTTTTGTATGCAGTGTCTTTTTTTGGCCCCGATGCATACACTTTGTCGGTGTAGTAACCCACGATGTCGATCACTTTCACGCCAAGGCCCGCGACCCACCACTGTGCGCGGTTTTCACGGGGGACAAATAGGGTGGTTGTAAAGCCTTTTTCTTGTTCTTCTAAGCATTTTTGTTTCCATGGCAAAATGTCGCTAAACGGCGGATTTAACCAGCCGGTTGGCTTTTGTATATGTGCTAGGTCGTTGCGCCAATTTTGTTTTAGCGCGTCTATTTCTGGGGTGTAGTATCGGCTGCAATGTGCGCTTTGTGGCAGTGCGGCAAGGTCAATGTCGTAATGATATAGCGAATTAAACGCGGCAAATAGCCAGGGGGGAGTTTGTGTTAAGTCGCGGTATGCTTTGTCGGTTGTGCTTTTGTGATTGCTGGGCTCTGCCATTGTTAAGTCCTGTGATAAATTATAAATAAATCTCAATTTGTGATAGTTGAGGGCGAAAAAAAAGCACATTAATGCTTAGTTTTCTGCCCATGTGAAATGGCCAACGAGTTTGCCGATCACCTTTATATTTGCAAATTCTTGCTCAGTCAGCGCTAAATCTCGGTAATCTGCGTTTGTTGCAATGAGTGTGTATGTGTTATCAAACTCTTTGCGAACGCGTCTAAGTGTTGCTTGCCCGTCTTTTTCTATTAAGTAGACCGACTCAGTATTAATTTGCTTTTTGTTGGTATCAATCACGGCGGTGCTGCTTTGCGGAATGTGTGGGCACATTGCTGCGTCTGTTACTTTATGCTCAATCAAAGAGTTTGGTTTGCAGTTTTTGTCTGCTAAGCGTTCGCGATTGATGGCTAATTCGCTATTCGTATTTAGTGCGTGATGAAGTGTGTCGCCGTTAATTTCGTGCGTTACACCCACAAGCCACTCAAAAGGCACATTTAATGTTTCGGCAATAAGCTGAATTTTATCAATCGCTGGCGTACGCTCAGCTTGCTCGATCATGCTGATGCTATTTTGTGCCAAGCCGACGATCTTGGCAAATTCACCCTGTTTTAAACCAAGTTCTTTACGATGCGAATTGATTCGTTGACCTAAAATTTTTGCGCGCGATATTTTTGGGCTTTTTTTGGCCTGTGTCATTTCTCTGTTTCCGCCGTGCTTTATAGCGTTAGAGTAACACAAAATGTGCTAAATAATAGAATAAATCTAATTTTTATCGCCGAATGTGATTTTAATTTATCACTTAAAGTGATACTGTTTTAAAAAATCACAAGGCTTTAAGTAATGAAAAAGACATTTCCAGAGTATTGCAAAGCGCGCTTTACCACTGCCCGAGAGGGGGCTGAATTATTTGGGCTAGATCAAAGTAGTTATGACAAGTACATGCAATACGTACGGTTTCCAAGAACCAACCGGCTAGAGCATATTTTACGCAATAGTGAGGGGCAAATTTGCGTAGAAAAGTGGATGACAGCGTTTAATCAAAAGCGTGAAAGTCGCAAAAATCCGGTAGGGGGTAAAGCGTGATCATTGTATTTATTGGCAAGCTAAGCGCTGCAAAAACCATGCTGATTGCGATGCGTAAATTGCACATCGGTAATGTGGCTCACAAGGTTTTGTCGGCATGTAAATTCTCACAAACTCGCAGCGCTTATATTGATTCGTTAAGCCCTGCAGGGTGCGAGCATACCGTACATTTTATTGTAAACCCGCAATCAGCCTGTGAGCTTGAAGCGTTACGAAATAAAGGGGCGGTGGTGTGTCATGAATACGGCGCGCTTTCATCGGTGTACAACGAGGTGGTGATTGAGTGTGGTGATCTGATGGTTTCTGCTTTATCTGAGTGCCCTAACCCCGCCGTCATTTTGGCCCCTGAAATACTCAGTGAATGTGTAATAAAGCATCGAAAAAACAAATCGGGTGAATGAATTATGCCAGGTTCTTTAGACGAGCAATTAGAGCTATGGGCGCGCTGGGTCGTCGGTGGGGAGCAATTGCAAGCATCATCTATTATGCAAAAAATCATGGATGGCAAAGCGTTTGAAGGAACAGGGGGAGCCGCACAGCCGCTTATTCAGTGCTGTGAGTCAGAGATTGAAGCCTTTTTACTTTCGAAGGTGGGCAAAGAACAACAGGCCGTTGAAATTCTGCGGGTTGAGTGTGGGGTGAAGCGTTTAGGTGCGCTGCCGCTTGATGCGAGTCAGTCAACGCGGGCGCTGAGAATGGGGATCAGCTTGCGAACATATCGCCGCAAATTAAGTGGCTTAAAAGGGCAGCTAAAACAGCATTTGCAAGGACGGGGATTTTTATGAATACGAAAAATAAAGAGGGTAAAAAGCCCAAAAGAATGAGCCGTCATTATACCGAGCTGAGGCGAAAAAGGGAGGCTGAACGCGATTTAAAAAGCGCGGTTGATCAGTTTGATATGACGCATCCTGATTATTTCAATCAATAGTTATCCACAGATTTTGTTAAGAAGCGGTGATTAAGTGGCGACAAAAAAAATAAAGATCTCTGACGCAGTGATCAAGGCGCAGCTAAAAAACAACGAGATAACGAGGCTTAGAGATACTCGTTACCCACTTTATTTGCGCTTTCATAAAAACCGAACGGGCGGTACTTGGTATTTAAGAGGCTTGGCGCAGGGTAAAGAATGGCATGTGCTTGCACAGTGGCCCGCTGTGCCCAGCGCGACGGTGTTAAAAGATATACCTGCATTATTACTACGCTTTGCTTTTGATGATCCAATTGTGACCGATAATTTTGAAACCTTTGGTCAGCTTTTAAAGTGGTATCTTGAACGTAGCCAAAGTGATGCGTCTTTGTCAGATGACAGAAAGCGCACTGTGAAATCATTACTTAGTAAACACTTGATCCCAGCATTGAACGATATTCCCTTAATTGAGTTTAAAAAATCAGCATTAGAAAACGTATTGCTCTGGCCGCTGCAGGAAAGTTATACAGCGAGTACAGTTCGTCAGATATTCCAGCTATTAAAACGAGCCCTGTCTCAAGCGGTAAAATCGGGTAAGTTAAATCATGATCCGCTTGCGGGAATTAGGTTCGGAGACATTATTGACGCCCTAATATCTCCTAAGCCTTCAAAAATAAAAAAATCAGATGAACCTTTGATCGCAAGCCATGTATTGGGGTCGTCATCTTTACTGTGTCAATTAATGTTATTACACGGTACCCGCATCGGTGAGACCAGAAAGTCACAGTGGTCATTTATAGACTCTAATCATAAAACTTTGACGCTACCGGCGACGATCACTAAAACCAAACAACACGTTATTTATCTCAGTGATTACGCCTTTAATTTGCTGATCCAAGCCCATCAAAATCAGGTTAAAAGTGGTTACAGAGGGGACTTAATGTTTCCGAGTTCTAAAGGCCGCACTTGTATAGATCAGAACACTGCCAACGACTTGGTACATGAGATAAGCAAAGGCGCTTATACATCGCATGACTTTCGCAAGCTTTGCCGCGTTCGCTGGCTAGAACTAGGCATTGATTCAATGGTTGCTGAGTTGATGCTCAATCATGAGCTAACCCCAGTCCAAAAAACCTATGTTGAGTCGCTTGGGCTTAACGTGGGCGCTGAACGTAGACAGGCCGCTTGGCAGCTTTGGGCGGACCATTTACAAGCGCAGAAATTAGCGTTTGAGAATGAGACCCAGCCGAGATTGTATGATTTTTCGTGTGGTGCTTAAGCAGCGCTATATATGGCTTTTGGCTGTTTTTAAATGTTTTACATAGAGGAAAATATTTTTATGGTATTTACGAGTGGTTTTAGTTTGTTTGTAACCCTTGGCGCACTGGTTTTTTTAATGCTGGGTATGTTTACGCTGGGGTGTTACGTCTGTTCTGGCAGTGGTGTTAGCGGCTTAAAAATGGCCCAACGTTGGCGTCATGGGTTGGCTGAATAAGGGGTGTAGAGTGTCTTTGATTTATAAAGGTTTTAATGTGCACCAAATGCTTAATTATATAGACGAATATTGTACCAGTGTATCACTGATTGGCTCAGGCGGTGGTTGGGTTTTGGTTGTTCATAGTGAGGATTTTGGGCGAGAAGAGTATAGGGGGGCACTAGGTTTTATTGTTATGCAGGCATTTCGGCCATTCTTGGATAGAGCCAAGCGAGACCGCAATAATTTTTTATTGAATCTTGGGTTGGATTGCCCATCGACTGATAAGTCTAATCGAATGTTTTTGTAGTGTGGCCGCAGTTATCAAGCTAAGAAGTGGTGGGTCAAAGCCTGGTGTCGTGTCAAATGGCCAACAGTTAATTTGAACCTAAAAATTATATTTGAATACGAGGATAATTTACATGCGCACACCTGCACCAAGAGCGCCGACAAGGCATTGTAGGGCAAAGCTATCCGAAGAAGTGTATGCGACAACTCACGGGAATATTTCGCTTTATATTTCTACGAACAAACGGTGGTGGCAATTTTGGAAGCCTGCGGAAATTACAGTTATTGTGAGCGCTACAGTTAATCGTGATCTTGGTGTTTCTCTATCACCAAAATCAATAAATTTTTAGCATTGGAATACGAGAATGAGCGACGTTATAGATTTTACAGCTAAAGCAAAAGAAACGGTCATGACTCCCGTAAAGTCTTATAGTCGTGGCTGCTCTCATACAGCAATCACACTAGATGAACACCGCAGGCAAATTGAGTGTCAAGATTGCGGGAAAGTATTTGAGGCGTTTGATTACCTGTTTGCTTGGGCTAATGGCCAGCAGCGAATAGTTTGGCATTTAAGAAGTGTTGAGAATGAAGTTAAGCAGTTGGAAGAGAAAGTTGAAGAGCTGAAGCGAGTAAAAAGCAATCTTCAAGCTCAAGTTCGCAAACTAAAAAGTAAAGTTTCAATATCTGGAGAGTAGGTAAGTGATGAGTAATATAGTAACGGCAATGACGTTGGATATTAAATCATGCAGGCATAGATTTAGTTACGAGGGTTTTAATTTTGCTTACAACACAGCCAAAGAGTTGGCTCAGCTAATGTACACCAACTGTGAAAATGTAAAAAACCCGTACGAGCCAGATAGCTCAGATTATGAAGATTTCAACGAGACGGTGTATTCATTGCAAAGTAAGCTATTAATTGGCGAGCTATTAATTGGCGAGGAAGATTGGCCCATATAAACAAGGGGAGGCTTTTAAAATTGAAAAGGGTGTTTTGCGCCGCGCGCATAACTGGTATTCGATTTATCGGAAGGGTGATAAAAATGAAATTGTTACACAAAGGTCAGCAAAGCGCAGTTCGGCTCGCGGCGTTGATAAAGTTAAGTGGTATAACGAGTGACGAGATTATCGGGGCATTGGAGGATTATTTAGTAAAAGGTATGAGAAAAACAGTGGCCGCGCGTTTAAATCAGGTTCCACCAGGTAATTTAACGCGGGCGCTAGATGCTTTAGAAGTGGTTGCCGCTGAGGTTGAAGTTATTAAAGAGGACGACTGGGCCCGAAATAGGGGGGTTGTATGAATGCTGTGTCAAGTGACCCTAGCACCTTGTTTGTTGAGCGCATTAACAAAGGTGAGCAGCATGTGGGCTATATACTTAAAAGCCCTCGGGGGGATTATGTTGTTGTTAACGCAGACGAGTGTGTAAACATTAAAAAGCGGCACTTTGATGCGTTTGTTGAAAGCCAAGGGCAGACACAAATGGCGACGGTGAATGTTGTGATTGGTGAGTTGTGCACTACAAGGCAGATTAAAAAGGCTGCATTGCGTTGGCGTGAATTGGCATGGTATCAGCGTATTTTGCGGTGTGTTTTTTACCGTGATCCGCTGGGTATTAATGATTTTTTATCGTCAAAATAATCACAAATTGAGATTATTTTAAATAAAATCACTTTTTGTGTTGCAATTTTTGGCAGCTTGCTCTATTGTTTTGCGTATGGTGGGTTTGTTACGTCCACTTGCAGTTTCCTTTCCCAATTTGTATTAGAGGCCCTTAGCGTTTTAAGGGCCTTTTTTTATTTAAGAGCCTGTCATGATGAATTTGATCGCAATGATAAAACGTCATGAGCAGTTTATTGCGACTGAATGCTTGACTGATTTTGCGTTGTTTGGCTTTGGTCATCGCCCTGACGAATACCCCACTTTAAAAGAATTACAGCGTGATTTGAGCTTAAACCCGCTTAGCGAAGAAGAGGCCGAGCAGCAGTTGGCCGCAGATTTGATGTATTTGTTTGAGCGGCTTCACGCCAAAATTCCGATTGAAAAATTTAGCTACGAGCGCCAGCAAGCAGTGATAGCAATTGCGTATTGGTTGGGCCGTGATGTTTTTAACGACTCAGTGTTTTTGACGCGGGCGTTATGCAATTTTGATTTTGAAGTTGCAGCGCGCTGCGTGTTAAACCATTGGCCACAGTGGCGCGCAGAAGTGTACGCCGCCCAGCTTTTTACTGGAGAATATAATGCAACTAACTATTAAGCGCCGATACTTTGACCATGGCACGTTCGGTGATTTATTTATGTTTGATAAGTTGATTTGCGTGACAGCTGAGCGCGAATGGAATAATAACCTGCCATTTGTTAGTTGTGTGCCCGAGGGGCGCTATAAGCTTGTGCCGCATAACTCACCAAAATATGGTAAATGCTTTGCGCTGGTTGCCCCGTCGCTGGGGGTGACAATACGCGATAGGTCGCTACGTACACATTGTTTGTTTCATGTTGCGAACCGACCTGAGCAGTTAGCCGGTTGTGTTGCACCAGGTATAAATTTTGGTGTGACGAGTGGCCAGTGGTCAGTGGTAAATAGTACCCGAGCTTTTAATGACTTGATCGAGTTGCTTGGCGAAGAGGCGCACGACTTGGAGATAACAAGGGCATGAGTTTAATTAATGTTCTGTCAGGTGGTTTGGCTGAAAAGTTGGTTGATAAAGTTTCAGAGTATTTCCCGCCGTCTATGTCTGACGCTGAAAAGGCAAAGCTACAGATTAATATTGAACGCACCGCAAATGAGCAGGAAAGATTGCTATTAAAAGCGGCAGTCGAGCAAACCGCAGAGTTTAATCGCCGCATTGCAGAGATGGAAGGCACAGCCAAAGACCTCAAGTCTATTCCTTTTTTAGGTGCGTTCATTTTGTTTTTACGTGGAGTGCAGCGCCCCGCATGGGGTTTTGCAACAATGTATATGGATGCGATGTGGTTTAGTGGGAAGTGGGGAGCGCTCACGCAAACACAAGAATCGGCATTGTGGTTGATAAACCTATTAGTGCTTATCTTTTTGTTTGGCGAGCGGGCGTTTAAAAATGTAGCCCCGTTGCTTGAAAACATGATTAAAGCGAGGTTTGGTGATGCAAAGTGAAACAGGGTTACTAAAGCAGCTTATTGAGCACGGTTATGGGTATTTTTGGTTTGTGTTGCTCGCTGTTTGGGGTGGAACTGCTAACTATATATCACGCAGAAAGACAGACTCCATGCCGTTTAGTTTTGTAGAACTAATTGGTGAATGGACCATTTCAGGCTTCGCGGGGGTTATTACCGTTTTAATATGCCAAGAGTTTGGTATAAGCCAAATGATGACTTATGCCGCTGCGGGCATTGCAGGTCATATGGGTGGTCGTTCAATCTTTATATTAGAGCAGCACTTTCTAAATAGAATCAACAGCAAAAGTATTAAGTAAAGCATTAGCTCACTGTCAACACTGTAAGCGTTCATCTAATTAGGTTTGTATCTGTCAAGCTATGGTTGCGGCTTCGCCGCTGCGGTACTTGCGCTTGAAGTGCGGCCAATACTTTGTAGGGCAAAACAGTACGACAGTGAGCGCCTTATATTTAAAGTGTATTCAAAGAGTATTTTTTAAATATGTGTTGAATAAAGAAAGGCCGTGAGTAAGTGCTACCAACACTTACCCACGGTTGATACACATGAGTTGCCATGTGAACCAACTTTGCCCTCCTGCCTCGCGCGAGACAGGGGGATTATCCCATTTTATAAAATCAAGTAAAGGTTCTTATGAGCAAACCTATTATTCCTTGGATGGGCGGCAAGCGTCGTCTAGCAAAACATATCATCCCTAATCTCCCTGAGCACACCTGTTATGTTGAGCCTTTCGCCGGTGGTGCAGCAATATTCTTTATGAAACCTCAGTCTAAGGTTGAAGTGATTAACGACGTAAATAACGAGCTGATTAACTTATACAGGGTCGTACAGCATCATTTAGAAGAGTTTGTTAAGCAGTTCAAATGGTCGCTTGTTAGTCGTAAAGTTTATGAGTGGGCCAATCTCACTTCACCTGAAACGCTCACCGATATTCAACGAGCCGCACGGTTTTATTATTTACAAAAAATGGCGTTTGGCGGAAAGATAATTGGGCAAACTTTCGGTACATCAACAACTAAGCAGCCATCATTAAATCTATTAAGAATAGAAGAAGAATTAAGTGCGGCGCACCTTCGGCTGTCTCGTGCAACAATTGAGAATTTAGACTGGGTGAAGTGCATACAGAAGTATGACCGAGAGCACACATTATTCTATATTGATCCGCCTTACTTAGATACAACGGGTTACGGTGTAGAGTTTGGTATCGAGCAATATATGATCATGGCCGAGCTGATGAACTCGGTTAAAGGTAAGGTGGTACTGAGTATTAATGACCATCCAAAGATAAGAGAAATATTCCAAGGCTTTAGGGTTACTGAGTTGCCAATCAAATACACAGTTGGCGGTGGTGCGGGTACTAAAGCGCAAGAGTTAGTTTTTTATAATTGGTGATTTATGCCAGCAGCAACACCTAAGCGATGCCGCGAACGCGGTTGTGTTAACAGAACAACAGAGCGCCATGGCTACTGCAAGCAGCACGAATCTAGGGCGGGTTGGGGTAGCTATCAGCAGCAACAAAGCCGCAAAGGTAAGCGGGTATATCAAACGAAAGAGTGGCGAACTGAGATAGCACCACAGGTCAAAGCTGATGCTAACCATTTGTGTTTGAATTGTTTACTTGGTACTCCCTCAATTGTTAAACCTGGTACCGTGTGTGAGCACATTGTTCCGGTGTCAAAAGGTGGTACTGAGTGCCGTAAAAACCTGTCTTGTTTCTGTAAATCCTGTGCTGATTCTAAAACAGCGTGGGAGAGGAACAAAACAGTTGCCCAAATACGTCAAAAATACGCGCATACATCAATAGAAACGTACGTTTCAGGGGGTATGGGGGTCAAATTGTCCAGATGAAACCACTGTTCTAAGTACCGCCATCCTCCAATATTTTTATACGCAAATAATAAGAATCCCGTTTTGATCAGGTTGTGATCATATTCCGATCATCAAATTAACATTTGTTGCAGGTTAAAAATGGCAGAAATTAGAGCGTCCGGCGGTGGTCGTCCAAAGTCAAACATGGCCGTTGGTGATCCGAACATTAAAGGCAAACCGAAATGCCCTAAAGAGCTTTTGAACCACGACGCGCACGCCATTGATGCTTGGCACTCTAATTTAGCAATCATGTTCGAACGAAAGTCATTCTCAGCAGAGGATATACCGCACCTTATCCACTACTGCAACGCAATCAGTAAAGTGATAAAAATTGAAGCCGAACTGACCGACACATCAAAGTTTGTCGATGTGGCGGGCACTGGCGGTTTAAAAGTTCATCCGTTTGTCACTGCGCATAATATTTTCACTAACCAATCTTTAAAGCTTGCTGATCGCTTAGGTCTTACACCTATGGCGCGTGCGCGCATTATGAGTGGCGGCGGTAAAGGTAAGGATGAAGAAAACGAGTTCGACGAATTTTAATTAGAGATAAGTTAATGCATGTCAGCCAAGTCAACAGCATACAAAGCGCCGAATTACGAGAACGTAAATGCGGCCAACAAATATGCGCGTGACGTATGCGCGGGCAAAATTCCAGTATGTCGTTTAACGCGCTTAGCATGTGAACGGCATCTAAACGACCTCAAGCGCGCCAAAGAAAACAAAAAGTTTGCTTATAAATTTGATAAAGACAAAGCCGAGCGCGTGTGTCGTTTCATGCAAAAGCTACCGCATACCAAAGGTGAGTGGTTAAAGAAAAAGCTAAAAATCACGCTTGAGCCATGGCAGTTATTCTTTTTTTGCTGTGTATTTGGCTGGGTAAATAAATCAGATGGCAACCGCCGTTTTAGAGAGGTTTATTTAAAAGTACCGCGTAAAAATGGTAAATCCATTATTGCGGCAGGGATTGGTTTATTTAGCTTTGTAGCTGATGGTGAATTTGGTAGCGAAATTTACTGCGGGGCGACAAACGAAAAGCAAGCATGGGAAGTGTTCAAACCCGCAAAGTTGATGGTGTCGAAACTGCCTACGCTACGCAAGCGCTTCGGCATACAAATCAACGCCAAAAAGCTGGAGCTTAACGACGGTTCAAAGTTTGAGCCGGTGATCGGTCAGCCAGGCGACGGTAGTAGCCCACATTTAGGTATCATCGACGAATATCACGAACACCCAACCAGCGATCAGTACGACACATTCGATACAGGCATGGGGTCGCGTGAGCAACCTATGATGCTAGTTATCACCACCGCAGGGGATGACATAACAGGGCCATGTCACGACCTTGAAGAACGCTGCAAATCCATGCTCGAATCTGACGACGACGACGGCTTATTCGCACTCATTTATGGTATAGATGACGGCGACGATTGGACCGACCCCGAAATCTTAAAAAAAGCCAATCCAAATTATGGCATAAGCGTTAAAGCAACATATCTACTTGCACAGCAACAAAAAGCCATAAAGAATCCACGCTTTGCCAACCGATTTAAAACCAAACACTTAAACATTTGGGTGAGTGCAAAAACCGCCTTTTTTAACATGGAAGATTATAAAAAGTGTGAAGATAAAAACCTCAAGCTAGAACACTTTGCAGGCAAAGACGCGGTGATCGGCCTAGACCTTGCGCGCAAGCTCGACATGAACGCAGGGCCGCGCGTGTTTTGGCGCAACATCAAAGGCAAAGTCCACTGGTATTGTATCAGCCCGCTTTTTTGGGTGCCGTACGATCAGGTATACAGCAACCTAGACAAAAACCTGGGTGAAAAATATATCAAGTTCGCCGAGCAAGGTTTGCTCAATATTACCGACGGGTGCGAGATAGACTATCGAGAAATCAAAGCCGATATACTCGCCGCCCGTTTAGAAACGCCGTTTCTCAGCGTACCGATAGATCCGCACGGCGCGACTAACTTAGCGCATGACTTAATAGACGAATCGCTCGATGTCGTCACCGTCACGCAAAACTACACCAATTTATCAGATCCAATGAAAGAGCTAGAAGCCGCTATATCAAGCGGGCGCTTTCACCATGACGGCAACCCCGTCATGACATGGAACATAAGCAACGTCGTTGGCAAAAACTTACAAGGCAACGACGACGTAGTGCGGCCAATTAAACAAAAAGCCATCAACAAAATAGACGGTGCTGTGGCGCTAATAATGGCAATGGGTGAAGCCATGCTACAAATGCGAACCCCAACAGAAGACACCGAATCAGTTTACGAATCAGGAGAAGTCGGATGCTAAAAGACATATTCAGCATGATCATAGGCTGGTTAGGCTTAGCTGTTTTATTTTATGGCGCATGGCTATTTAGCCCCGCGCTGGGCTTTTGTGTGCTAGGTGCGGCACTCATTGCCTATTCGTACCTATTCGCACGTTTTAACGCCTACGCGAAACAGCCAGCTAAAAGGGTCGAGTAGCCATGTTTACAACAGGTTTTTTTAGTACCAACACAACCAACACGACCATAGGCGAACATTGGCCCATAGGTGGCAGCTCAGCGCGTGGTAGTCAGTCAGGTATTATTGTCACGCCAGAAACAGCCAAGGCAAACAGCGCAGTTTATCGTTGTGTTACTTTGCTGGCCGAATCCGTCGCCAGTATGCCGTGCGAATTGTTTATGCGCGAAGGTGAGCACAGAGTAAAAGCTAAAGGCCACTCGCTTTACAGTGTGCTTAGATACCAACCAAACAAAAAAGACACCGCCTTTGAATACTTTGAAACAGGCCAAGGTTTTTTAGGTACCAACGGCAATCACATTGCGCTTATTCAGCGCAATAAACAAATGCAGGTTGAAGAACTGATCCCCATACATCCTGACAAAGTACGGGTGCTAAAAGGCAGTGACGGTTTACCTTATTATCATTTACCGAGCGAAAATAAAACGCTTAGTATGGACGACGTACACCATGTAAAAGGCCCATCAACTGATGGCTTCTTAGGGTGTTCACCGCTGCAAATTGCCGCCGATACAGTCGGCCTTACATTGGCAACTGAAAAACATGCTGCTTATAGCTTCAATAACAACACGGTTTTAACTGGCGTTATCGAGCGCCCAAAAGAAGCCGAAAAGCTCACCACACAAAACGCAGTTGATAATATTGTCAATTCATTTGCCGAACGGCATTCAGGCTGGCGCAATATGTTTAAAGTCGCCCTGTTACAAGAGGGCATGACCTACAAACAAGCCGCTATGACCAACGAGCAAGCACAGCTAATAGAAGCGCGGCGCATGGGCATTGCCGACATAGCAAGGCTGTACGGCATACCGCTTAACATGTTGCAAGAAACTGCAGGCGAGTCGTATAAATCGCTAGAGCAAAACACCCTCAACTTTTTAGTGTTTGCATTATTACCGTGGATCAAGCGCTGGGAAAGCGCCATGCACCGCGACTTACTACTTATGAGCGAACGCGCCGACTACTTCATAGAGTTTAACTTAAGCGCCTTAATGCGCGGCGACTTAAAAAGCCGTTACGAATCCTATGCATTAGGCCGTCAGTGGGGCTTTTTATCGGTTAACGACATACGCCGCCTAGAGAATTTACCGCCACTGGGTCCAGAGGGCGACATTTACCTGTCACCGCTCAACATGGTCGACAGCAAAAACGCCGAAATTAACCAGCAGTTAAACACCGCGTCAGCAAAGCAAATAGAAGAGATCAAAGCAATATGTCAGCGATAAATTACCCACACATTGCCGCAATGGCGTTTAACACCCCATTGCTCGCAACCGGCACACTGGCGCAAACCGTCAGTGAGTTTTTACATAAGCGTTTACTGGGCAGTGCCGAGCTCACGACCCAGCCGAGCATGGCCGCTAAAAAAACCAAAGAGTATGTGGTCGGCGACCCAGAGCAAGGCGACAAAGTAGCGGTTATAGCCGTGCATGGTTTGTTGGTCCCGCGCATGGGGTATATAGATAGCGGCTGCGAAGAAGTCATGAGCTACGAACGATTACAAAGTCAAATCAACACCGCGCTCAAAGACGACAGCGTACAAGAGATCGTACTCGATATAAATTCAGGCGGCGGCAGCGCCCAAGGCGGGTTTGAGTGTGCCGACTTCATCAAACAAGCAAAAAGCAAAAAGCCCATACGCGCCATCGTCAACATGAACGCCTACAGCGGTGCGTACCTTATTGCCTGTGCCTGTACTGAAATCATCATTTCTAAAACAGCAGGGGTCGGCTCAATTGGCGTGTACTTAAAACGTCTTGATCTCACCGAGCATTACGAGCAGCAAGGTGCAAAAATTCACACCTTTTTTCGCGGCGCTACTAAAGTCGACTTTCACCCCGACATGGCACTAAGCGACGCCGAAACCGCCCGCATAAATACCAGCATCGACGAAACCTATCAAATGTTTGTCGACTACGTGGCCGACAACCGCAATTTAAGCGCCGACAAGGTAAAAGCCACACAAGCCGACACCTACTTAGGCCAAAAGGCCATCGACTTAGGTTTAGCTGATCGCCTTGCCACCCCGCAAGACGCCATCAACAGCATTGTTGGCAACATTGCACAGCAAGCCAGCAACCAGCGCATGATTGCACAAGCCAGCGCCTTACAATCACTTTAAAACTAAAATGAATGCAATTAAGAATCAAAATAAAATTATTTTAGAACTATTTTAAAATCAAAAACCCAGTCTTAAAGGTCGCCGTGTGCGGCCTTTTTTTATGTCAAAACAAAGGTAAAGCCATGTTTAAACTATCTGACCTTAAAGCCGCGCACAACACCAAAGTTGAGCGTGTAAAGCAGCTTGCAAGCAAGCTAGAAACCGACGGCCAGCTAAGCGCCGACGACGAAAAAGAGTTTGCACAACTGCAAACCGAAATCACCGAGCTAAAAGGCAAAATCACCAGCCTTGAATACGCACAAGGCTTGGCGATTGCAGAAGCAACAGACGTTACAGCACCAGCAGGTCAAGGCGCGCCATCAGTGCATGTTAAAAAAGCACCAAAAGACTATCCGGGCTCTAAAATCGCCCGTTTCGGCATGGCAATCGCCGCAGGTAAAGGCGATTTAAACCTAGCTGAAAAGTTTGCACTAAACGAAATCGGCGACAAAGACGTCGCAATGGCCGTATCAACTGCCGAGGGATCGGGCGGTGCATTAGTGCCAGAAGCGCTAAGCAGCGACTTCATTGAGCAATTACGACCTAAAACCGTCGTGCGTGCCCTTGGCGCACAATCAGCACCGTTAGTGAATGGTACTTTAACCATGCCACGCCATACAGGCGGCGCAACTTCTGGCTATAAGGGCGAGAACGAATCACGCAACGCTGAAACGCAAACCACCGATGACGTAAAACTGTCAGCAAAAACGCAAATGACCATAGTGCCAATTTCAAACGAATTGATTGGTTATGCAGGTTTTGATGTAGAGAAAATTTTCTTAAACGATATGCTGCAAGCCACAGCAACACGTCAAGATAAAGCGTTTTTGCGTGACGACGGCACCAACAACACACCAACGGGTATGCGTCCAACGGCACAGGCTAATGGCCGCGCTGTGCCATTCACCGGTGATATGTCAGATCCGTCGCAAGTTGCCTACATTGTCGATAAATACCTAGACAGCCTAATTCTAGCGCTTGAAAACGCCGACAGCGCCATGGTGCGTTGTGGTTGGGCGCTATCGCCACGCACTGCCATGTTTTTATATGGTTTGCGCGATGGTAATGGCAACAAAATTTACCCTGAAATGGCGCAAGGCACATTAAAAGGTTATCCGTTTGGTAAAACCACCAATATACCAAGCAACCTTGTTAATGACTCTGATACGGGCCTTTCAGAGATTTACTTTGCTGACTTTAACGATGTGATCATTGGTGAAACCAACAACATGACCATCGACTTTAGCCGCGAAGCAACTTACAAAGACCGTAACGGCCAACTGGTATCTGCTTTCTCTAGCAACCAATCTGTTTTACGTGTTGTGACGGCCAATGATATTGGATTCCGCCATTTAGAAGGGCTTGTTGTGGGTACTAACATCAAGTTCTAATTCTGCCAGTTCGCCAAGGTGTAGTTTTGCCTTGGCGCTTTTTATTTAGGGTAATGCTATGAGCATCGAATTATTAAAAGACAGCTTGGTTGAGCCAAGTTTTGAACAGGTAGAGCAGTCAGGGGTTGATTTAAGCCAATGTCCTGAAGCCATCCTATTTTTTGTCGCCGCACTAGCGGTGGCAAAACCAGTAGAAAAGCCAAAAGTCGACGACTTAGAAGTGCTGGTGTTTGCTGACGACGGTCAAACGAAAAAGCGAAAGCCAAGCGCCAAAGAGCGCGACGACGCCTTTGCTTTTTATCAATCTCTAACAACGGTAGCAGACCTCGTAAGCGCAACCGAAGCCGAGCAAACGCTAAGCTTTATCGATGGCGAAGAGGTATTTTTAGACTTTTCAGCACCGCATGGTCGATATGCAAAAGGTGACAAGGCGTGTTTTAATGGCAAAGATGCAACGCGCATTTTAGCGTTTCAACCACCCGTTGCTAAGCAATACACCCCTGAATAAACCAATCGAGTAAACCTAAGCCGCCGCGTGCGGCTTTTTTATGCTTTAAAAAAGAGGCGACCATGCTGATCTCACTCGACCGCGCCAAGCAGCAACTTGTCATTGACGACGACTTAGACAACGACAAAATCAGCGCTTTAATACCGCAAGCCATTGGCCTTGTCATTGCCGACCTTGGACGTGACATATATCACACGGCCAGCGAAGTACCCGACACCGCCGAAGCGCCGATCATCTTAGACACATTAAGCGTTTATCAGCGCGCCAATTTAGAAACCGCCGCGCTATTGCAGCTCAGTTCGCTTTGGCAAACCACCGAGGCCGACAGCCACAAGGTGAGCAATGCAACGCTCGCGTATAAAACGGCCATTAAGCCATTTATTCGTGTGTTTGTGGGGTAACTAACTATGCGATTAAAACCCAGTGAAAAACGCCATCGCGGTATTTTGTATAAAACAATAAAAGTGCAAGGGGAGTTTGGCGACCGCAGCGAGCTTAAGCAAGTTGCAACCGTACGCGGCAGTTTTAAAAAGCGTCGTGGCGGGCTGGTTAATCATGAAACATTAGAAATAACCACCGCCTTGGCCAGCTTTGCCCTTGATCACCGCCCCGAGTATAGCAAGGGTATTGAGTGCATCGAAATCGACGGCCAAAAATACCAGGTAAACGACGTGACCAATGTTGATTTACTTAACCGAACCTTGATTTTTGACTTGGAATCAAACACATGATCAACGCCGAGGTAGAAGGGTTTAAAGCATTAGAGGCATCGTTAAATAAGCTTGAAAGCAGTCTTGCGCCTAAAGTCCTGCGGGCTTCGCTGAGAAAAGGCGGAGAGCTTGTAAAAGACAAAATGCAACAAGGCGCAAGGCAAAGTTTTGAAACGCAAACGGGCGTGTTAGCCGAATCAATTAAAGTAAAAACCACCTTAAACAAACGGCAAAACCATAAATTATTTGATGCTGCCGTATACGTCGGGGTTTATAACGTCAAAGCATTACAGCGCGCCGCAGGTCGTGATATACCCGCGAATTTAATCGCCTACTGGATAGAAACAGGGGTAAAACCGCATGATTTAAATGCCAAGTCAAAACGTAGCCGTGGCAAAGTGGGAGAGGGAGTAAACAACTTTCACCCAGGCTTTGCGGCGCAACCTTTTATTCGCCCTGCGCTGTTAAATCACACTAACCAAGTTATTGATGTCACGCGGGCTGAGCTTAAAAAGCAAGTAAACCGCGCAATAAAAAAAGCCAATGGTAAAAAGAGGTAAGTATGCTCGAAAGTGCTTTAACAGCGCTATTACGTCATGATGATATTGCAAGCCATCACCGCGGCATATGGCCCAACGAAATCCCCAGCGGCAGTGAACTCCCCGCACTCAGTTATAAGGTGATCACTGACCGACCAATTAACACAATAGATCAAACAGGGCCACGCCAAGCCACGGTACAAGTTAATTGCGTGGCAAGTGACTTGCAAAGCGCGCAAAACTTAGCCGTGGTCGTGCGTAACACTTTGCCCACTCAGCGCGGCACAGTGGCAACTCTCAGCATTAAAAGCATTGTTGAGAGTAGCACTTTGCCGAGCGTCGATAGTGACAGCAATACACACCATCGCATGCAAGACTTTACCATTCATTATTCAGAATAGAGGTTTTTATGATTTTTCCAGAAGGTACACAGTTATTTATTGCCGATGCCACAGGAGATGCGGCGACCCTCATTGAGGTGCAAGGGTTCTCAGAAATCGGTGATATAGGCCTAGCCACTGAACTAATAGACGTCACGGTCATATCCGATAAAAGCCCAAAATCACGAGCCAGCAACCGTAAAACCGACACAAACCGAGACCTAATTTGTCGGTATGAGCCTGATGATCAGGGGCAGGTGCATATTATGGCAGCGTGTAATGCGAAAGAGGTAAGAAAGTGCGAGATAAGATTACCTGATATTGCAAAGCCTTGGGCTTTTTCGGCATATTTCGGCGGTTTCAACCACAGCAAATTAGAAGAACAAAAATCACTCACCTTGGTTGCAAAAATCAATATAGAAGAAGAAACAGGAGTATTAAGCTAATGAGCGCAGCATTTGATAAAAAAGCCCTTTTTAAAGCCATAGGCATTGGCGTAAACAAACCCGTCACAATTGACGGGTTTGGCACTGTCTTTGTAAAGCCGTTAACTTTAAAAGAACAAGAAGAGTTTGAGGGCAGTTTAATTGACGACCAGGGCAACCCGCGAGAGGGGGTAAGTGTCATGAGTTCTTTATTAATCAAAGTGGTCGTTGATGAGCATGGCAATCATGTGTTTGATAAAAGTGACATCCCCACACTTGATGCCAGCCAAGCAGGCCCGCTTAAACATGTGTTTAATGTCGCCCAAAGTATGAATCTCTTTAGCTCAGAAGATGTTGAGCGCGCCGAAAAAAACTAAAGAAAGACGGCTTACGTACCTTTGTCATTAAGCTTGCGCTTGACCTAGGCCGTTTGCCGTCGGAACTTAAACAACAGCTGACTAATGCTGAGTTGGTTGAATTACTTGCCTTTCACAACCTGCAATTAAATGCGGCGTCAAACCCCAAACCTACGATGACGAACGAACAAGCTGAACAGTTTTTATCTTCCATGGGAGCAAGAAAAGCATGAGTAATAGCACCCTTGCTGCGTTAAATATCATGATCGGCGCTAACTCCGCCATTTTGCGCAAAGAACTAACCCGTGCAAAAAAAGCCACAGGGCAGTTTGTTAATAATGCCAAAAAGCAGTTCAGCGCATTAGCAAAAAGCTCAGCCAGCATGGGTAAAAATATGGGGCGCGGCATTTTAGCCGGTACTGCCACGCTCGGTGCGGGGGTGTATGCGGTTAAACGCACCCTTAAATCTATTGACGAAATCCGCCGCCAAGCGGCCAATGTTAGTATGCCTGTTGAACAGTACCAGGCGTACGCGTTTGCCACGCGCGCGGCGGGGTTAGAGTCAGAGCAATTTGCAGATGTAATAAAAGACCTCAACGCCAAAGTGAGTGATTTTTCGCTCACAGGCGGCGGGGCCATGGCCGACTTTTTTAAAGTCTCAGGGCAAAGTGTGCAGCAGTGGCAGCAGTTACAACCCGCCCAGCAATTTGAACGATTCACCCAAGAAATCAATAAAATGAGTCAAAGCCAAGCGCGTTTTTGGCTTGACGAGATCAACGACTCAGCCAGCCAAATGTTTGGCACCCTCGTCGGCAACAAAGGCGAATTTGCGGCTAACGTAAAAATGGCCCAAGACTTGGGCTTAGTCATGAGTCAAGACGTACTAGCAGGCGTGAAAGCCACGCACCTTGAAGTCAATACCCTCGGTGCTATGCTCGGCGGGGCGTGGCAACACCTCGTAGCCGCCGCAGCCCCCGCCATTAAGTATGTAACCGAAAGTTTAAGATCATGGCTTACCGACACCGCCAACGCCAATGGCGGCTTTGCAAACTTAGGTAAAACCCTCGCAAATTCTATTTTAAGCGCGGTACAAACCAGCATACACAGCTTGTCGCAGTTGTTTTATCAAGTGAACAGCGCCACCTATAAAATCTCAGGTGAGCACAGCGCGGCTTACATTGTTATGCAGCGCAATGTACGCAACCTAAATAACGTGTATAACCAGCAAGCCCGCGATTATGAAAATAATGTCGCCGCTTATCAAAAAACCAAAGCAATTTTAAAAGAGGTCGAAAACGGCACCCGCAGTTTATCGCAAGTGCAGCAACAGGAGGCCCGAAAGTTTATTGCAGGGCACGAACAAAGCTTATACGCTATGGGCCGCACTGGAATGCAGCTTGAAAATTTAGAACAGCAGCTCACCGAGTTTGAGCAACAACAAGGCATTACCGCCCCATTTACAAATGCCCTTTCAACCATCAAAAAGCTTAAAAGCGAAATTGCCAATGTAAAAGTTGACTTGTCAGGCTTTACTCCCCCAGTAACCCCCGATGCACCAGATTACAAGCCACAAACTGTGGTAGTAAACCCGTTTGCCGCGCAGATCAAGCAAGCCCAGCAATACTACGAAACAAAGCGCTTAATGCGTGAGCAAGACTGGAGCGAAGAAAGAGCCCAGTTAGCAATTAAGCTCAGCGAATATGCGAAAGCAAACAGCCAAAAGGTGATCAACGACGAACAATATCGACTACTCGCAACTCAAGCCACCGAGCAATATAACGCGGCGCAGTTACAGCAAAACCAAGGCTTTTTAGCGCAACTAAAAGCGCAAGTGGCGCAAACATCAACCGACTATCAAACCATGTGGGGCAATACATTTGACCGCTTCACCCAAGGTATAGGGCAAAGTGTCGCCAATGCGGTAATGACCCAGAAAAGCTTTAGCGACAGCATGAAAGGCATGTTGCGCGGGGTACTACAAAGCACCATTGCAGCACTTGCTGAAATGGGCGCAAAGCGCTTGGCGCTATGGGCCGTTGAAAAAATGCTTAATAAAGCCACGGCGACTGGCGCAGCGGGGTTATTTACAGTCCAAGCCCAAGCAATGGCAATGATGGCGGGCTTAAATGCCTTTGCCAGCACCGCCGCGATTCCCATTGTTGGCCCGCCTGCAGCGCCCGCAGCTATGGCGTCAGCGCTGGCCGTTACTCAACCGATGGCCGCAGCTATAACGGGTATAAGCGCGGGCATGGTGGGTATGGCCCACAGCGGTATTGAGTCAGTACCGCGCGAAGGGACTTGGTTGCTCGACAAAGGCGAGCGAGTCTATACCAATGAATCTGCCGACAAGCTCGATGCCATGTACGACGCTATCAGCACACTGGCAAGTCAACAACACACTGGCCCCGCCACGTCACCCACAGTGAACGTGTCGTTTAACGTACAAGCAGGAAACGTAAACGGTTTTGAACAGTGGTTTGAAGAAAATCAAGACAGCGTGATCCGCACAATACAAGAAAACATGGACCGACCAATTTAACTCATTTGCAAAAATAAGGGTTACAATGCTTTTTCCCCCTGAATTTATCGACCCACAAACCGCAAAGCTCGGCAGTAAAACACACACTCAATTTAACGCAAGCCATGGCGGTAATGGCTACGTGAATCAGTTGGGCGATCCGCATATATGGACCCTCGATCTAACAACGCCCACGCTGGTATATACGCAAAGCATGGCGCTTTATGCGTTTGCGTGTTCGCTTGAAGGCCGCTTTAAAAGCTTTCAGTTAGCCAACCCATTGCCGCCGCTCGGCCACGGCATTGGGTCGCAAAGTTCAGCGCGCTATGTACACATGCCAGGTGACAACAAAGTCAGTATAAAAAACGCCCCCGCCAATCAAATGGGCGCACTGCAGGCAGGTGACTTTATTCAGTTTTTATCACATTCCAAAGCTTACATGATCACAAAGCCTGTCAATACCAACGGCGTAGGTGAAACCACCGTGTTTTTTACGCCCTCACTGCGCCAGCGCATTGAGGTTGGCACCGTGATCCGCACCGGCTCAAACGTAAAATTTAATTTAGCCATGACCACCGACAAGCACGGCATTATGTTTGATGCCCGCAAAGCCAGTGAACAAAAAGTTGTACTCACTTTTGAGGAGCGCCTACATGATTAAACTCAGTCAAGCATTGCTAAAGACCCTTGCAGGCCCGCATAGATACAGCCATACCCTCACCATTTTGTTACCCAACACCCCCGCGCTTAGGCTCACCGACGCCCCCCACGACATTGTGCTAAATAATGTGACATACCAAAGCGGCCACTGGTTTAAAGCCCCGCACATTGAGGTTATGAGTGAGCCCAAGGTCGGAGAGTTAGCGATCCGCTTGCAAGCGAACAACAACGCATTAAACGCCTTGTTTTTTAATACCAATTGGCTCAACGCCCCCGTGTCAATCAAGCGTGCTTACTACAACCAAGACAACCAGCATCAAGGCACCATGGAATTATGGCGCGGGTCGATCAGCGGTAAATCGGGTACCGAAAGTCAAAAAGAAGCCACGCTCGATTTAAAAGCCGCGTCTATTTGGGCCGACTTTGCCGCCAAGCGCGGCCGAAAAACCAACCCAGAAAGCCAGCATATTTATTACCCCGATGACAATGGCTTTGAATTTAGTGGGGTGCTTATCAACGACATTCCTTGGGGCCGAGAAGGCAAAACCCCAGCGCTGGGAAGTGGTGGAGGGCGCAGTGGGCGCGGCAATATGAAGCAGGTACAAAAATGAGTTTGTGGACAGAAATTAGAGACTTTGTAACGTTGCGCTGGTTAGTGCCAGAGCAGCCCCAAGCAGCAACCGGCACGCTACTGACCAAAGCGGCATCCGATGAACATATTAAAGTGGTGTACGGGCGGCGTACAATTTCGGGGACGATTGTATTTAAGAACATCACAAACCCCAACGACAACGATGATGTAAAAAACGACTTATTGCACTTGGTGATCGTGTGGTCAGAGCCCGTCACCTGTATTGAGCAAATTTGGCTTGGCGATCATCCAAGCCAAGACGCCCGCTATAACAAAGTCGTGTCGATGGCGCATTTCATCAACGGCATGAGTAACTACCAAGATCCGCACCTTTTAGCAGCAGGGTGGGACCCTGTGGCCAAAAAGCACCAATTAACAGGGTTAGCATGTAGTTATGTGCGCCTAGAGTGGCTAATTGGCGAAGATAACCCGTGGAGCGGTGTGCCCAATATCAAAGCCACGGTACTGGGCGGGCAAGTAAAAAAGCTTATTGGCGTTGGTAAACATGCAAGCAGCAACCCCGCCGAATGTTTGTTAGATTATTTACAAAATACCCGATATGGCAAAGGCCTTGCCGATCAGTACATAGACATTGACTCATTTAAACGCGGGGCGCGAATATGTAACACCCCTGTGCCTATTCACCAAGACACAACCGAGACCAAGCCTTTATTTACCGCCAACATAGCGCTTGATACGTCTAATCGCGTGCTGGATAACGTCAACAGTTTATTAAAAGCCATGCGGGCCACGCTGCCCGTGATCAACGGCAAACTTACTTTATTAATTGAGCAAGACGACCCCGCCGTAAATAAGCCGATCACCGCCGACATGATCCGCAAAACACTCAAGCACAGCGAGGGCGGCAAATCGTCACGCTTTAACCGCGTGATCGTCGAGTTTGACGACGCACAAAAAAAATTCAGTGCACAGCAAGCTGTATACCCACCGCCTGAGAGCGAACTGGCTAAAACATGGTTGGCACAAGACAACGGCGAAGTATTAGAGCAAAGCGTTAAAGTCAATGCCATTACAGACTATTACGAAGCCCGCCAAATGGCGCGCATTATTGCGATGTTAAGCCGTGAGTCGCTCAATGTAGAAATAGAAGTGTGCCCGCTGGCGTTGCAATATACCCACGGCGACGTGATCCCACTGTTTTACGAAAAGCTCGGTTTTGCAGGTAAGCCGTTTCGTTTAGTGCAATCAACCATGTTGGCCGACGGCTGGTTTAAATTAACCTTGCGAGAGCATCAACCGCACATTTATAACTGGCACAATAGCAATGTGCGCCCGCCCATACCAGACAGCACATTACCCAGCCCAACCAACGTGGCCACACCGACAGACTTAACGTTTATCAGTGTCAAAGATGGCGGTGTGTTGATCAGTTGGCAATCGCCGTATTCGTCGTTTGATTTTGAGTTATACAAAAATACCAGGCGCATTAAACTGGGTACCCTCGCGCAACCTGAATACTTAATTAATACGCTAAGCAAAGGAGACTACAGCTTAGACATACGGGCCCGCTCGGCATTAGGGTTTAGCAGCCCATGGGCCAATATTGATTTTAGTGTTACTTTGCCAGAAAAGCCCATTATTAGCGTACACTCGCGCACCGTGTCGGCGGTAACATTAAGCGCGCACGTACAAAGCGCAGGCTTAAACACCCAATTTGAATGGCAATTTGCGGGCAATGGCGCTCAAAAAAATGCCACTGGCGCACAGCTCACCATGGCGGGCTTACTGCCCGACACAGAGTACAGTGGGCAGTGCCGCACACACAATATTGCGGGCAAAAGCCCATGGCAAGCATTCAGAGTTAAAACCATGGCGCTCAGCGCGTCAGAGCGTGTCACAGGGCTGGTCTTTGAGCTAAGTCAGTCACCAAACTGGCTCAGCTTGGGCGACACATGGCAGCCCGCCACGCTTGAACAAAATTGCGCGGTGGTACTCAACGATGCGAAGTCACAAACGCAACTGGCGCGCCACTCGTTTAGCGTAAATTTAGACGGTGAAAGCGGGGTACTAACGGCACAATTAAACGACGATGCAACCAACGACAGCGGCGAACCGCTGTTAATTACATTCGACGGCCAAGGCACCCCCAATTTAACCGCCACGGCTACACATGGCCTACTCGTGCAGCGGCAACTATTTAGTGTCACGGGTGTTAATTTACAAGACATCAAAGACATTAAAAAAGGCATAAGCGAGATAGACGAACTCGCCGAGTCGGTGCTTGAACAAGCATTAGACAGCGAACAAGTATTCGACGCTGACTTAAAAAGCACCCTGCACTTAGAGCAAAAAACCGATACCACCAATGCGGTAGTAAGCGAAGCCGCCGCCGCACAAGCAAGTGAAAACGAAGCCATAGCAACGCGTATTAAAAACGTAAAATCCGCAGTTGAAAACAGTAGTGCGCAAATTGTCGAAGTGTCACAAACCCTTGCGAGCACCAAGCAAGCACTATCAACCAAAATCACACAACTAACGTCTACAGTGGGTGAAAACCACAGTGAAATTAAAACCTATTTCATCACAAAAGCAGACTCACAAAGCGCTATTTCACAAGCAAAAAACGCATTAACCAGTGAGTTTAATGACAACCTTGCTAGCTTAGACCAAACGTTTTATACCAAAGCAAACACTGACGAAGCCATTGCAGCCGAGAGTACACGACTTGAAGCCAGTATTAATGGACGCTTGGGGGCGGTTAACGAATCAATTAATCTCGTTAAAAGCGACGTGGAAGGCAATAACTCAGCATTGAATACGCTCACGCTGCGCGCAAACAGCATTGATGGCAGCGTGTGGGCCGTAAATAACAGGGTCGATACAGCGCAAACCGATGCAAACAACAACAGCCGCGCCATTTCAGCGCTAAATTTACGTGCTGAAAACATAGAGAAAGGGGTCAATGCCAACACCAGTCAAATCTCAGATGTTAAAACCACCGCCGAGGGCGCAGCAACGGCTACGCAAAATCTCACAACGCGGGTCAGTAATTCCGAGGGCCGAATTAGCAGTGCAAATTTAACGCTACAATCTCATGCGGGAGCGCTGGGCCAGCTCAATGCCAGAGCTGCGCTGCAAGTAAATGCCGACGGCAAAATAACGGGTCTTGATATTACACCGGGCAAGATGAAATTTGATGCTGACTCGTTTGAATGGCACACCCATGCATCGTATTCACCATGGAAAAGTGTAATAAAGGCTAGAGATGGAGGTATAGCTGGGTATCGAAATGAATCTTGGCGTTGGTATATTAGCAGCGGCGGGAGATTTTCAGGCAATAGTTTTCAAGGTCATAGCATTGAATTAGGTAGTGAAACAGGATGGTCAGCACTTGCTATTAGCGCTTATTCGGGTCACACCGGTGCGAGGGTATACGGAAAGTTTAAAGCATTTGAAGGCAGAAGCCGCGATTGGGCTTTTTATGCAGCCGAAGGCGAAATAGGCCCCCACACCTCTGCACATGAAACCTTACTTCCCAAAGAACTCACGCCAATTGAAGGCGACATTCTATGTGATGACGAACTCATGCACATTGCCAATATCTCCAATGCCATTTGTACAGCAAAGCTATCTAGTAGCCCCATGGACGTTACGGCCCGAGGCATTTACACCCGCCGACGAACGCTTACAGACGAAAAGCCCGCAGGCTTAGAGGGTTTTGAAGAGTGGGAGCAACTGGCCTACTTATACGACATAGCCTCAATCAACGCCGGTGGCGAAGGCGCAATGAACGTGTGCGGTGAAGGCGGTAATTTGCAAACGGGCGACCTCATTTGCTCAAGCTCTATGCTCGGCAAAGGCATGCGCCAACCCACGCAAAGCGAGGAACGTTACACCATAGCCCAAGTGCGCCACAACGTCACTTTTGACTCCCCCGACCAAGTAAAAATGGTCGCAGTAATTTACAAACGAGGTTAACAATGACCTATTCAATCGGCACAATCTCAATACAAAAAAATAGCGCAATCATTACAGGTTCAAACACGCTATTTGAACGGGTGGCAAAAGTCCAAAGCGGCGATTTATTCTACTTTCGCACAGGTGAGCAAGACCACATTTTACAAGTGGTTGAGGTTATAAGCGATACGCAAATAAAAGCCAGTATGCTCGATGGCACCGCGTTTAATCCCGCAGCCAATGCCAGCAACATTGGCTATGGCTTAGTGCAAAACTTTGCGGCCACTACCCCCGCAAAACTGGCTAAGGGCATTGCTGAGCTTCAAGCAAAATGGCACCGCCGAGAAAGTGAATTAACCGGCTGGTTTACAAGCACCGCTGACACTCATGCTATTACCAATTTTTTAGGTGAAGCCTCAGCCATTCCCACGCCCTCGAAAATTGCCGAACTCGCGCAAGTAGCCATGACTGCCAGCAGCGACTTGGCAAATATGGCGCAAGAAATAGCAACTAATCAACAAAGCTTAGCGAGCGTTGCACCGCGCATTAATGCCTTTGATGCAGTTTATCCGCAAGTCATAAGCGCGAATAACAACGTCATTACTAAGCACGATGAAATAGTGCATACACATAATGAGGTTATGGCCAAAGCCAGTGACGTACACGCAAATGCAGAGCAAATCGCAGCGCATAAACAAGCTGTGTTTGAGCTTAAACAAAGTGTACTGCAAGCCGCCGAGCTGGTGAGCCTCGACAAAACCCACAGTCACGCTGCAGCCGCCATTTGTGCGACGGCCCAAGCGCAAACACACGCCGATGTGCAGCAAGTGCAATCAGATAAAACACATATTGAACAGGTCAAAAATGACCTGAACGCATTGGGTGATTCTCTGAGCAATGCTGTCACAAACGCTAAGCAAACAATCAACGAAAAAGCCCACACCACAGAGCAGCACATTAATCATGTAAGTGCGCAAATAAGCACGCATGCAGACAGCATAAAAGCAGCGATTACCAGCACCGCACAGCAGTTTGATGCCAACACAGCAAAGCGAGCAAACAGCACAGCACAACATGCGCACAGTGCGATACGGGCAAACAATCAGGTGACCATGACACATGACCAAGTGGTGCAAACCGCGCAGCAGGTCAGCACTAATGTAGCCCAACTAACCACGCTTAAGAACCGCGCCGAGGATGCACAACAGCAAACTGAACGTCACAGCGCACAAACATCGCTAGATGCGCTACACAGTAAAGCAAACGCGGCATTGTGTGCGCTGAGTATTAACACGCTGGCACAGCAAAACATCAAGCTAAACACAGCACTCAATGCAGCATTAAACAACACGCTTACAGCGCAGCAAATCAACCAACTGTTCCCAGTTTAACTTCGAATAAATACAGAAAAATACAAAGGCACATTATGACCACAGAACTCACCAATGCAGTTACCGCGCTTAATGACGTAACGCAAAAACATGAGCAGCTAAACGAAAAGTACCAAGGCACGCATGACGCTTTATCAAGTAATTCTAAAGCCATGACCGATTGGCAGACCCAGCAAGGTACGGTTGAACTCACCGACCAACATGGCAACAAACACCTAACGCCGACACTCAAAACACTGGTAGAACAAGCGCAAAGCGTCAACCCTCACCCACACGCCATGACCAAAGCCCAGTTCGATGCACTGCGTGAGTTGCGCAAACAACAATATGCAGGCAGTGGGTTTGTTGAGTGGGGCAAGCACTTTGATTCGGTTATTAAAGATGGGGTAGCAATTAATGAAGGCATGTGGTGTCGTGATTTGGGTGATCGGGTTGCATCTAAATTTATTCATCTAGGTCGTAAACAGAAGTTTTCCAAACCCTGTTCTAGTCGTACGGATGATCCTATCGCAATCGTAGACGGTACAGCACAGCTTTTATACGATGGAGTAAATGTAGGACAAGGGTCAACATCAGGTAAGGATTATGAGTCTATTCAAGTACCGTTCCCCCCAGCCCCAGACGGTACAAAAACTTACGACTCGGCCACAGGCACAGTAACCCAGCACACCAATGCTGAGGTGGCATTCGCGTCTGAAACGGCCACCAATAAAGTGATTACCTCGCGTAAAGACCTGGTGTTTTTAGAGTCATGGCATGAAAAAATCGCTGATAAAGATGTGGTTTATCCGCTGGGCAACGTGCAATACGGCGCAAGCGGCTATGAGGGTGTCACACTGCTCAATAACTTAGTTGCGCAAGGCTATTCCGCCTTTGGTGAGTGGGACGAAAATACTAAAGGCTTTGGCGCAAAATGGTCATCACTAACCGACGCACAAAAAGCGCTGTTTTTAAGTGAACCCGAGCATAATATTTATTTTGACCCGCGTGCCAATGCGTATATTCAAGTGCGTTACAGAATACGGGTTGTTGAAGGGTTTGGGGATGATTGGGATTTAGCTGCACCAGCAGGTAGTCCACTAATGATGTCATATGATAACGCTTATTCGCGTATTAAAACGCGAGGGGCATTTTCGACTTGTCATGATTATGGCAATGGTATCGGGGATGGGTTCATTGGCTGTAAGAGTACCGATCGTAAAATAATTGATTCAGCACTTTGGGATGTAAGAGGAGAATATTCATCTGACAGAGCGCACGAGAATCAAATACGTGCACTGTCCATCGCCCTCGTCCAACGCTTGAACCAAGGTGCTTATCACCCAAGTTATAATCCGATGGGATGTGATAGATGGATTAAGCAAGATGTTGTTGCGGGTAATTGGTATATAAACTCCGAATTTATTAACTCTTCAACCCGTAAATCATTTTATGAAGCCATCAGTTCAGGTGAAACGGGGCGGCAACGTTCTGGCGATATTGGCTCTGGTATCAGTGGTCGCTCAGACCAATACAAGTTCCATGACGCTATCTACGCGGGACAAGTTGAAGATTTGCGTTTAAATGCCAACAAGCTTGACGTAAATAAACTGCGTGAAGACACCATGCGTAAAGCAGTAGCTGGGACTTTGCGAGGTAAACAAAAATTAATGGTCACTAAGTTTGACTCAAAAGTGTATCAAACAGGTGGGACTTCGCTAGGTTACGTGCAAATAGACAGCAATGGTTGGGCAAGACCTTATTCATCAAACGAGAAAATCAAAGGCTGGAATTTAACAAAAAATAAGCCCGTTACAATATCAAAAAGTACCACAGCACAACATGTATTTAACGTACAGATGGACGACAGTACGGTTATAAATGTAGATGATAGAATCATGATTTCGTATTATAGAACCGACTTTAATGCCGAATATGATTCACTCCCCTGGGTAGATATAATCGGAAGCCCAGAACGAATTGCCGCCACATTCCCTGATGGGGTTGTTGGTCAGTGGGTTCCTCAGGTTCCTGATGGCGCTAGTAAAAATTATCAAAGTAATCGTAAGTTTATACAAGAAGGGACGCGAACAATAACTGATAATGACGGGTCAAGTTGGACTTTCTTCTCTAATTGGGATGGACAAACAGGAGGTGATTTAATTACAAATACGTTAGCAGATGGTCCTGTGCCCGCTGCTAGAGTTGTGCTTAACTTTTACGAATCCCTTTCAAATTTCACAGAGACTTCTAACAACGCGCAAATAGTTGGAACGCCCGGTAATGTATATCAAGGTAACTTTCATCACATTGATCGAGGCAATCGTTTAAACTCAAGTGTAAGCGGCGTCATCGCAAAACAGGGGAGCGCGCATAAAGGTGTTGGTTTTTTAAACACTAACGGTTTTTCATACGAATCGTGGTCTATAGCACCACATAAACTAACAGCGGCAGCCCAGCCTGAACATCAGCGAGTTGATCTTGCTTCAGGCAATGAAAGTGGTGGTATGAAAGCACTCTCAACCATCACCGAAAAAAATGGCTTGTATTATTTGCAGCTACACGGCGCTGAATTGAAATATACACCTCGCACAATAGCTGACATGACTGTAATTAATGCGGGTTCTCATACAGGGGCTATTACGAAAGGACATGTTTACTTATTTCAGGGATTTGATAACTCATTAATAAATAGGCCGATGATCGCATTAGCAAATAACGCAGGAACTACTTGGAACGCTCATTCTTACAATAGTTTTACCTTAAATGATATGGGTGAAATTATTACTCACACTGGCACTAAGTATACTTTACTACGAGCGTTCGAGAGCCGCTGGGGTGATGACCAAACAATCCCCATTGTTGATGGCGAAAACGTCAAAACCGACCTCAACGGCAACACGGTGAAAGTATTTTGCCACCACACACAAATCCCGCTTGGCATAGCGCATAACGACTAAGGAATACCCATGACTCAAGAACAAATAGAAGCACCAACCAACGACGAACCGGCACTACAGCCGGTTGTCACATATCAAGACGTACATACTAAAATCGCGCTGCGTCACCCGCAAACGCAAATTAATGAAGCCCTTACAGCGGCCATTGCACATGAGCAAGCCACCTTTGATGACGCCCATGCAAACTGGGTAATTGAATGTGAACAAGTGCAGCAAGCAATTGAAGCGGCCAACTCACACAATGAAGTAAACCCAGAAGACCTAAACCCTATCCCCGAGTTACCTGCCGAGCCGGTGATTGATTTAGCACGACGCCGCGCGTGTTACCAGGTTGAATATGTGACCGTTGATTTAGCGCTTACCACCGCAGCGACCCCCGCCAAAGTGGTCTATGACGACCAGGCATTAATTGCCTATCACCACCCTGCTACTGAGGCGCACAGCACTGAACACATTGAACAAGTCAAACGCGAACGCTTTAAAGCCCAGCGCGCCATTGACGTTGCGGCCATTACCGTTGAGGTTGAAGGGCTGGTATTTGATGGCAATGAAACAGCACAAACCCGTATGGCCCGTGCGGCGCTGGTAATGGACGACACCGAAAGCACCTTATGGGTGTTGGCTGATAACCGTGTTGTGAGTGTGAGTAAAGCGCAGTTATTGGCGGCGTGTAAAGCCTCGGGCTTGGTCCAAACCAAGCTGTGGAGCGGTGCATAAAAGCGGGCCACGTTTTAGTGCCAAGCGTTAATTGATCTTAATAGCTGGATTTTATCATAAATAGTGATATATACTCTTTGCTGTCGTCTGACACATCGGCGGCAAATTTAGGGTATGATTGATAAATCGCAGGCACAAAAAAACCAACTTCGCCAAAAGTTGGTTTTTAAAGCGACCCACACAAACCAAAAAGCTTAGGAACCGCGTACATTTCTAAGTTTACGTGGGTCGCCCGTGCTTTGCAAATTTTTGCAAAGGATTTTTATGAAAACAACAAAAAGACGGGGGGCGGTAGATTATTGCAATCAAGTCGCGAACCCCAGCCCGCGCTTTGACGTGCCACCAACGCACGTCAGTCGCCTGGCGTTTATTAATGACGCAGTAAAGAAAAGTCATCAAGTAAATGTGCTTTTATCAGATGTAGCGCAATGGGCTCGCAGTAACAACGATCGCAAAAAAGCATTTTATAAAGATCGCGCTAATGCAATTAAAGCGCTGGTGTCGTGCTTTGCAGAGCATTACAACGTGATCACCGGGCAAGTGCAAATCTCACTGCGTAACGCCGCCGACTTGTGCGGTTTAAGCACCATATCACAGCGTGAAAAAGACAAAGCCGAGGCTGATCCAACATACGCCCCGCGGCCCAGCATCAGCCGCGTCTCTCGCGCATTTAAAGACATGTGCGAGTTAGGTTGGGTAAATGCCCCGCAAAGCTGGCAAATCTGGGACAAAGCAGCCCACCACTGGATAGATAAAATATTTGAACTCACCCCACTGTTTTTCAAAGCGCTGGGGATCACCCCTGAACGCGTTGAACGTGTGCGCCAAGCGCGCCTTAAGTATCTTGCGAAAAAGCAGTATTTGGGGCTTACAGAGCAGCAGCTTGCAACCACGCCCTTGGCCGAGATTAAACGCATTGCCCGCCATGTTTATGCGCGAACAATTCGTGAGCGCCGCGAAAGCAAACAAGCGCTGTCAAAGCTTAAGCGTCAAGCGTTAAATAAAACCCCTGCAGAGCAGCGCGCAGTAGCCACAGAGCGCGTGATCAAGCGCTTAGGAGCGCGGGTTAAGCATTTATCTGAGCAATTATTTAGTCAAGAAGTCAATCAAGAAGTGGCGCTGATCAGGCGATTACTCACCCCAGCACCCGCCTAACCATTCTAACGGCCATGACAACCACGCAATCGCGTGGTTTTTGTGCTGCCTGCCTTTTTAAAATAGTTCCTGTCAGCGCTGCCCAGCGGCTTTATAGCGATGTTATCCACACCCCCTAACTAAACTCCCCCTAAAAGCACCGTGCACAAGTAACTTATACAGTTAAAGTGCAAACGTCTTTTTTATAAAGTGCCTGCGCACTGTTATAAAGTGCAAAATTATTTACAGCTAACTAGATACAACTAATTTATTGATACGCACAG